ATGGCCTTGCTGGCCGGCCTGCTGGTCAAATGCGTTAACGAGGATGATCTGCGCACCGCGCAAGAGCTGATGAAGCACGAACTGTTCAACAGTCGCACATTGGAAGGTGTCGTGCTCTACGCGCGACGTAAAACTGAATCCGCGCTGCTGGAACGAATCAACGCGCTGCATGAGCAGATTGCCGAGCGTGCGGAAGAACACGAAATGTCACGTGCACATTTGGCGCTGCTCGAAGCCGAACAGCGAGAACGGCAGGAGCAAGCAAAGCTGGAAAGGCAAAAGGCCATCAAACCGGCTCAGGCGGCGCGGCTCTCGAAAGCGAAGAATACGAAGATCATCGAAGAGTTCAGTCGTCGTCGGCGTAACGGTGAAGACTTTCAGGGACGCAACGTTTGTTCGGACATTGCGGCACGCTTCGGCGTCACGGCGGATCACGTACGAAAGTTGAAAAGGGCGTGGCTCGCCGGGTGAACCGGTAAAACGCGATTGAGGTAACGACAGTCTCGTTTTACGTGACCGAAACGCGATTGTCGATACGTCGATCGCGTTTCGTGCTTCAGGCTTCCGGCCTGTGTCGATGGTGGCACAGCTATGCTTAGGGAGCACGAATGTCCGCAAAAAACACAGTCGCAACACCTGCCCCGGTTGGACTGCCGCTTGATGGTTTTTCGCGTTGGGGCGATCTCCGCCCTTTCATTCCCTTGTCCCGCGAAACCGTCCGCCAGCGTGAGTTGGAAGGGCGCTTTCCGCGTGCGAGTCGTCTGACGCAGCGCTGCACGGTCTGGTCGAATCGCGAGCTTCATCGCTGGATGGCCGATCCGTTGAACTATCGCGCTGTCGACGCGACGAACCAGACGACGGAGGGCGCGTAATGACGGTCAACTTGATGAAGGCGCGCGAGCGCATGTCGACGCAGCCGTCCGTTTATACGCGCCGCACGTGGCTCGACGCTTGCGCGGCGTTCGAAGATGCGCACGTGGCGTGCGGCGATCCCAATCTGCTTCGCATGGTTGCGTTCTTGGAGAGCGTGTCGACCGCCCTCTGGGCGTCGGATACGCTGGTCGAAAACGGGCTGAGCGCATGACGATCGCGCGCATCCAAAGTCACTTTGCCATGACGCGGTGCGGCCGGCTGCGGCCGGGTCGCTCCGTCGTTGCATCGGAGCCGCCGCTCGACGCATTTGCGCCGCGTGCCTGCGCGCGGTATCCTATGGACGTCGCTGAGACAGCAGCGACCCGGATTGGCGTCCGGAATCTGAAAACGGCGGACGACCGCCCTGTGGCGGTATTTTTTCGTCCGCGCGTCAACGCACGCCTTCAACGGTCGGGCCTTGGCGGGGGTGCCCTCGGGCACGCCGGTTTCCGTTTTCGCCGGTACGCCAACCCTGTCATGTGCCCGGCCACCCCAATTGGCGTTGGGAGCCGGGTTCGTTACCACGAAAACGGAGGTCGCACCCAATGCGCAAGTGCACACACGCCCATACCAGGCGAAACGTTCCCCTTATCCATTCGATCATTCGCGCCGCGCTGCGCGAAGCGGCCACCGCCGACACGTACCAAACCGCGCTCGACGCGACCGGCGCGGCACTCGTCGCCATCGCGGCGCTCGTGCGCGCGGAGGTGCGGCATGGCTGACGCGTTGTCGATCCACATGAACGACGGCCGCCGCATCGAATTCGCCGGCACGCTCGCGTTGTCCCACTTCGTCGCGAGCCGTGCCATGCACCTCGAATCGCTGCTGCTGGCGTTCGCCGACGACGGCTTCACGACGTTTCAAGACATGAGCGCGGGCGCGCGCGTCAACCTGCTTTGGCTGGTGCAGGGCATGGCGAGCGAACTGCGCGAACTGGCCTTTGCGATGACCGATGTCGGAGGTGCGCAATGAGCCAGTACGTCCGAACCGCCGTGATTGACGGATTCGACAACGCGCCGCCGCTCGACACGGGCGCACCGATCGAACTGCAATTCGCCGTTGACCTCGGCGCGGTCTGCGCCGATGCATGGCTTGAGCTGAAAGGCGAAGTGCGTCTGCACGACTACGCCGCCTTTCAGGTCGACGCCTTCGTGCGCGGGCTGAATGCCAGCATGCACGACGACGGCGAAGTCGATACGCATCGCGTCACGGTCAGCGGCCACGCGTTCGTGGCGGGCCTGATGGGGCGCGTGCAACAGCACCTGTTCGCGGCGCTCGGCGTCACGCGCCATCCGCGCACGACGCACTGAGGAGACCATGATGCTCGGCCGCTAAGCGGCCGTCGGCATCATTCAATTCTTCGCGCGCCGGGCAACTGACTGACCGGTATGGACTACTAATCGGAGAATCGACCGGCGCGCGTCCAATGGGAATCTATGAGTAACACACCCATGTCCGAATTCGAGCGGGCAAGTGTCGCGCTCGGCTATGTTCCGGCCGACGATCGCGACACGTGGCGTCAGGCCGGCATGGCGCTCAAGGCCGAGTTCGGCGAAGAGGGTTTCACCCTCTGGAACGAATGGAGCCAAGGCGCGCAGAACTACAACGTAAAGGACGCCCGCGATGTGTGGAAGTCGTTCAAGGGCGGCAAGATCACCATCAACACGCTGTTCCACCTCGCAAAGCTTGGCGGTTTCGATCCGCGCGCGCATCGCGCGATGCCCATCGATCCAGGACAGCGCGAACGGCAGCACGCCGAGCGCGCCGCCCGCGAGGCGGCCGAGCTGGCTGGGTTGACCGAGAAACAGCAAGCCGCGTCGGCGCTCGCCGAATCGATCTGGTCGGCGGCCGAGCCCGCGCCGACCGATCACCCCTACCTCGTTCGCAAACGCATCCCCGCCGACGCGCTGCGCGTCTATCGCGGCAACCTGAGCATCGGCACGGCCGCATGCGACGGCGCACTCGTCATTCCGGCAAGGGACGCGGACGGCCAGCTGTGGACGCTCGAATTCATCCTGACCGACGGGCAGAAACGCTATCTGCCGAACGGCCGTAAGGCGAGTTGTTTCTCGCTGATCGGCGGCCCGGTGTCGTCCGTCCTGCTGATCGGCGAGGGCTATGCGACCTGCGCGACGCTCGCGGTCGCGACGGGCTACCCGGCCGCCGTCGCATTCGACGCCGGCAATCTGCACGCTATCGCGACAGCGCTGCGCGGTCGGTATCCGGACGCGCACCTCATCGTGTGCGCCGACGACGACCACACGACAAACGGCAATCCGGGCGTCACGAAGGCTCGCGCGACAGCCGACGCGGTAGGCGGCGTGGTGGCCGTTCCCGACTTCGGCCCGAACCGTCCGGCGGCCGGAACGGACTTCAACGACTTGGCCGCCCACCTCGGCCCGGATGCGGTGGCCGCCGCCGTGCGCGCGGCGCTCACTGCAGACGGCTCGTCGGACGCCGACAGGGGCAAGGCTAGGTCGCCAGTCGCGAAGCCCGCCAAGCGCCCGAAAACGGCCCGCGCGCAGGATGGCACGTGGCGGTTCGAGGTCGACGACGAAGGCGTCTGGTATCACGGCTTCAACAATCAGGGCGATCCGCTGCCGCCGCACTGGATCAGCACGCGCATCGACGTAATCGCGGAGACGCGTAACGAGATGAGCAGCGAATGGGGCTACCTGCTGGAATTCACCGACCGCGACGGCATCCTCAAGCGATGGGCGGTGCCGGCCGGCCTGTTCGCGGGCGACGGGACCGAGTTGCGGCGCATGCTGCTCGATATGGGCGTGAAGCTCGGCGTCACGCAGACCGCACGCACGCAGATCGCGAACTATATCCAGATGGCGCGGCCCGACGAGCGCGTGCGCTGCGTGCCGCGCGTCGGCTGGCATCACGGCGCGTTCGTGCTGCCCGATCGCGTGATCGGCGCGGGCAAGGAGGCGCTGATCTATCAGGCCGATACGCCGATCCAGAGCCAGTTCAAGGAACGCGGCACGCTCGACGACTGGCGGCGCGACGTCGCGGCCTACTGCGTCGGCAACAGCCGACTGCTGTTCTGTGTCGCGACCGCCTTCGCTGGTCCGCTACTGCACTTCTCCGGGCTCCAGTCGGGCGGCTTTCACCTGCTCGGCACAACCTCCAAGGGCAAGTCGACGGGCGGCGTCATCGCTGCGTCCGTGTTCGGCTCGCCGGACTACGTGCGGAGCTGGAAGGCAACCGACAACGCGCTCGAAGCGGTCGCCACGCAGCACAGCGATGCACTGCTGATTCTCGATGAAATCGGGCAGGTCGAGCCGCGCTTGGTCGGCGATGTGATTTACATGCTCGCGAACGAGTCGGGCAAGGCGCGCGCGTCGCGTAACGGTTCGGCCAAGCCGGTGCTGACGTGGAGACTGCTGTTCCTGTCGAACGGCGAGAAGAGCGTGTCCGCGCTGATGGCCGAGGCCAACAAGCCCATGAAAGGCGGTATCGAGGTGCGCTTGCCCGCGATCCCGGCCGAGGTCGGCGAAATGGGCGTAGTGGAAGACCTGCACGGCTTCCCGACGCCGGCCGCGTTGATCGAGCATCTAGAGCGGCACGCAGGCAAACACTACGGCACGGCCGGGCCGGCGTTCATCGAGTTCGCATCCGCGCAGGCCGATGAGTTGGCCGAACATCTGCGCACGCGCGTCGACGAGCTGGTGACGGAGTGGGTGCCGGACGGCGCGCATTCGCAGGTGGCGCGCGTCGCGAAACGGTTCTGTCTCGTCGCGGTGGCGGGCGAGCTGGCGACCGCGCACGGGCTGACCGGCTGGCCGGAAGGCGCGTCGGTCGACGCGGCGCGTCGTTGCTTCGAAGGCTGGATGGAACTGCGCGGCGGCGCGGGCAATTCGGACGAGGCGGAAGCCGTGCGTCAGGTGCTGCATTTCCTCGTCGCGCACGGCGACAATCGTTTCGTGTGGATGAACCGCGCGCAGGACGATCATCGGCCGAACGTGCCGCACCGGGGTAATCCTCCCGTCCAGTAGGTGGGATCAGAAGTAGAATTTCCAGCAAAGGGAGTTCTACGCAATGAAGAAGTCGAAGTTCACGGATAGCCAGATCATGGATGCGCTCAAGCGCGCGGAGGCTGGCGTGGCGGTGCCGGAGATTTGCCGGGAGCTGGGTGTCAGCACGGCGACGTTCTACAACTGGCGCAGCAAGTACGGCGGGATGGACGTGTCGCTGATGGCCCGGATGAAGGAGCTGGAAGCGGAAAACGCGCGACTGCGCAAGATGTACGTGGAAGAGAAGATCAAGGCGGAGATCGTCGCAGAGGCGCTGGCAAAAAAAGACTGAGGCCATCTACCCGCCGCGAGATGGCCAGAGAAGCAGTAGCGAGCCGGGGCGTGTCGATCCGGCTCGCATGCGAGGCATTTGGCGTAAGCCGGACGTGCTACCGCTACGAGCGGCAGCGCAATGCAGGGAACGAGCAGATTGCCGACTGGCTGCTACGGCTGACCGACAATCATCGCAACTGGGGCTTTGGGCTGTGTTTCCTGTACCTGCGCAACGTGAAGGGCTTCGGCTGGAACCATAAGCGCGTGTACCGGATTTACCGAGAACTGGAGCTGAACCTGCGCATCAAGCCTCGTAAGCGGCTTGTACGGCAGGCGCCGGAGCCGCTGATCGTGCCGGCGTCGGTGAATGCGGTGTGGTCGATGGACTTCATGCACGACCAGTTGAAGGACGGCCGCAGTATCCGACTGTTCAACGTGATCGACGACTTCAACCGCGAAGCATTGGGCATCGAGATCGACTTCTCGTTGCCCTCGGCGCGCGTCATCCGGGCTCTGGAGCAGATCATCGGCTGGCGAGGAAAACCGATGGCGATACGGTGCGATAACGGTCCCGAGTACTTAAGCGAGGCAATCACGCAATGGGCAGCCAGGCATGGCATCGCGTTGAACTACATTCAGCCGGGCAAGCCGCAGCAAAACGCCTATGTGGAGCGATTCAACCGGACGGTGCGCTATGAGTGGCTGTCGCAGTACTACTGGGACAACCTTGCGCACGTGCAGAGCTTCGCGACCGAATGGATGTGGCAATACAATCACGAGCGCCCTAACATGGGCCTTGGCGGCATGACGCCGAAACAGCGGCTCATGGCCGCGGCATAGTCTCTACTTCTGACTCGCGTTAAAAGCGGGGGGATTACCCCGGGCGGGCTTCAAGCAGCACGTGAAGCGCGACGAGCGCCGCACGGCGATCGCGTCCGATCGCGAATATTACGCCGAGTTCGGTGGCAAGATGAGCGCTGACGACGCGGAGCACGTCGAGACGGAATATCTGATCGAGGCGGCCGTGTTTCGCAAGGACGTGTGCGCGGGCTTCGATCACAAGATGGTCGCCAAGGCGTTGATGAAGCGCGGCGTGCTGATGCCGCGCAGCGACGGCTATCCGTATCGACAGGAATACATCCCCGGCCACGGGAAATTCATGGTGTATCGCGTTCGCCCGTCCATCTTCACGCTCGAACTGTGAACCGCGCCGCCGCCGTACGGGAGGCGGTGGCGGGCATTCCTTTGCGCGCGATTTCGTGCCCACTTCAAAGCGGCTTTGAAGATCACGCACCAGACGGAACCGGGCGGCGCGTGCTCGGCGAATCTTGCTGGATTCGTAACGATCCGGGTCCGTTTATCTCCAGTATCTCCAGCGTTCTCCAACCCTGTTTGGAGATAGCCAAAGCCTTGTGTCACAAGGCTTTGCGGCCGATTCGAGCGTTTATCTCCAAATCTCCAACGTGTTTTGCGCTGAGCGGCTTTGTGTCGGCCCCGCGAGACAAGCGCAAACGTAGACCGGGCGCGACTCTCCAGGAATTGGCGGCCATCGAAAACGCGTTCCCGCAAGGAGAGTCCGCGACGCACTCGCCCCGACATTATTGCGTTCACCGCAAAGGTTCGCCGGTCGGGAACGCGGGGGACCCCATGGCATAGACGATATGCGGGGGCTCACACCCGCGCCCTTTCTCTACTGGTGGCCAACACTAGGGGGACACATTCATACCGGGACGAAACGGGGGGCTGCGGTGCCGGTTTGGTTGGGGAAGTGCGGTGGGGCGCATGTGAAAAAGGGACGCACTAATCAAGTCCAGTGCTCCGAATTCCTGCCGTCCGGAAGCAGCCCCGATTCTGCGATTGAGCACGCCGACAATTTCATGGGGGTACAAATATCCCTTGCATCTCTGATTTCTTGGGGGTACATTTATTGTCATGGACATTACCTACGACCCAAATAAGAGCGAAAGGAACATTGTCGAGCGTGGACTTTCGTTTGAGCTGGCGCGTGAATTTGAGATGGTGGGCGCGCTGATCGTGGAAGATGTTCGGATGATGTACCCGGAACGCCGCTTTCAGGCGCTCGGCCGCATCGGCGATCGCCTTCATATGCTGGTGTTCACGCCGCGCGACGGCATGGTTCACGTCATCAGCCTGCGCAAGGCTAACTCCCGCGAGGTGAAAAGATATGAGCAAGCGAAAAGTACGTAATCCAGTTGACGAGAATCCGGAGTGGACCGACGCCGACTTCGCGCGTGCGCGTCCGGCCGAGGAGGTGTTGACTGAACTGTTCGGCAAGGATGTTGCAGCCAAACTGACGAAACCGCGTGGTCGACCGAAGTCGGCCAATCCCAAGACCCCGCTTAAGCTGCGGATCGATCCTGACATCGTGAGCGCCTACAAAGCGCAGGGCGAAGGATGGCAAACACGCATGAACGATGCGCTACGGGACTACGCGAAGTCACACGGCATGATGTGATTGGGCGGCGGCTGCCCGTGCATTCGTACGCTCAAATGATTCGCGCTCGCAGCGCGTCCCTATGAGCCGACAGACGGGACGCGCTCGCACTTTGTCGGTAGGTGGGGTTTACCGCGCCGCTGCGATCGGGATGATCTCTGCTCCTGCTTTGAGACGGTCGAGATGGTCACCCCATGCCTGCATCATTCGCCTGCGCTCGGGCAGGTATTCAGCGTGAACGTAGGCGGCCGTTACTTGGTTGCGCTCGGCATGCGCCATCTGTCGTTCAACAACGTCCCGGATGAATCCAAGCTCGCGTAGGGCCGTGGCCGCCAATCCGCGAAAGCCGTGCCCCGTCATCCGGGATTTATAGCCCATGCGATACAGCGCGTAGAGCATGGTGTTGTTCGAGATGTGGCTGCGGCCTTGCACGCTGTAAAACACAAAGCGATGGTGGCCGTTGATCGCGCGTAGCTCGGCGAGCACGTCGAGCGCCTGACGCGATAGAGGCACGATATGCGGGTCACGCATCTTCATGCGTTCCGCTGGTACGCGCCATTCTGCGGCGTCTTCGTTAAACTCCGGCCATTCCGCACGAATCATTTCCGCTGTGCGTACGAAGGAGAGTGCCATGAAGCGGAGCGCAAGCCGGGTGACTAGGTCGCCTTGGTAGGCGTCAATGTCGCGCATGAGCTGCGGTATCTCGGTCGCCTTGACGCGGGCCATGTGCTGGACGCCCGGCCCTTTCTTCAATACCGTCTGCGCGTCGATATCCGCTGCCGGGTTCCTCGTGCATCGCCCGGTCATGATTCCGTACTGGAACACCGCCCGCGAGCGTTGAAGAATACGCTTCGCCGTCTCCCGTACCCCTCGCGCTTCTACCGCGCGCACGATAGCGAGCATCTGCGGGGCGTCAATCTCGGTGATGGGACGCGCGCCGATCTTCGGAAAGGCGTCGACCTCAAGCGAGTGCATCACCTTCTCGGCGTAGCCATCCGTCCATCCCGCGCGTTGGGAGTCGTACCACTCGCGGGCCACCGCCTCGAATGAATTGGTGGCGGCGATCTCTGCGGTCCGCTTGGCTTCCTTTTTTGCTTCTCCCGGATCGATCCCGGCGGCGAGCTGCTCGCGCGCCTCGTCGCGCTTCTTGCGCGCCGCCGCCAGCGTGACGGCCGGGTACACGCCAAGGGCCAGCGTTTTCTGCTTGCCAAGGAAGCGGTAGAACATGCGCCAGTACTTTCCGCCGTTCGGGTGGACGAACAAGTACATCCCCTCGCCGTCGGTGAGCTTGTACGGAGTGGTCCCGGCCTTCGCGTTTCGGACCTGCACATCAGTAAGCGGCATCTGCTGGTATCTCGATTGCTGGTATCTGGAGATGCCAGCAAAAATACCAGCAGATTCGCTGGCTGTCACTGGGCAACCTTGGGCAACGTTAGAGGCTGGGAGGCCCGCCAGACGGTGATTCTGGGGGTATTTCTTGCGAAGCTTGGGGAAGGTTTGGGGCTTGGCTGGCCCCCCCGACAGGAATCGAACCTGTATCTAGCGCTTAGGAGGCGCTTGTTCTATCCATTGAACTACGGGGAGCGGATAGTTTGAGCGGGATGGATCAAACCCTTGTAAATCGGGTTCTCAGCCTTGTCCCGCTTGCCTTTCGGCGATTTCTGCCAATCGACTGATGACGCGGAATGACACGCCATGACAGAGGATTTAACGCCGTCTCTGCTACACTTTTGCTACAAAACCACCCTGTAGCACGCCATATCCGGCCCGCGTTGCTACAGTTTTTCAACGGGGTAGCACGTGGCGTCAATCATCCAGATTGGCTCTCGCTGGCGGGCTCAGGTCCGCCGGCTAGGGAGCAAGAGTATATCAAAGACATTTCGAACAAAGGGAGCGGCCGAGGCTTGGGCACGCGACATCGAATCGTCGATCGATAAGGGGCGCGAGGCGGCGGTCGAAGAAACCATCACGGTCGGCGAACTGGTGAGGCGCTATCGAGAGGCCCGAAAGGAGTCCGGCCGACCGGTTGGCGAGAAGTCGAATGAACACTACATGCTCGCACGACTAGAAAGTCACTTTGATGATGAAGTAGCCGCGAAGCTGTCAACGCAGCGATTGGTCAAGTTCGCTCAATTGCGAAAGAAGGAGGGCGCTGGCCAGTACACCATCGACATGGATATCTCGAAGCTCGGGACCGTTTTCAAGCACATGGCGTCACTCCTCGATCTGCGATTGCCGCATGCACCAAGTATCGCGCGGCCGACTCTCGATCACTTGCGGCTTATCGGGCCAGGCAACCATCGGAATCGGCGGCCGACGCGCGATGAGATTGTGAAGATATTCGAGTGGTTCGCGGAGCATCCTGAGCGAGAGCAGGCAGTGCCGGACGTGATTCGTGTCGCTATGAAGAGCGCGTTCCGTCGCGGCGAATTGTTTCGGCTTACGTGGTCCGATCTCGACGTCGAGCGCCGCCTCGCGCTCGTGCGTGATCGAAAGCACCCTCGGCAGAAGAAAGGAAACGACGAGTGGGTGCCGTTGATTGGAGACTCGCTCGAAGTACTGCTACGTCAGCCGCGATATCCGGTGCCGCCCGAGTACGAAGCGAAGCGCAAGGCAGAGCCGGCGATCGAGCCGCATCCGAACGAGTTCATATTCCGATTCGACAAGAGCACGGCCAGCAAGTACTTCAAGCGGGCGTGTGTGGACAAAGGGATCGACGATTTGCGGCTGCACGATCTTCGGCATGAGGCGACGAGTGCGCTATTCGAGGATGGATGGGATATCCCGGAGGTGGCGGCCGTCACCGGCCACAAGGACTGGCGCAACCTGAAGCGGTACACGAATCTGCGACCGGATCAGGTTGCAAAGAAGGGGCAGTTGACGGTCATGAACCGCGATTAGTGGAGCCGCCGGCGGCGGCCCATGCGCGGCCGTCAAGCCGCCTTTCGTCGCGCCTGCGCCGACATTTCATCGAGGTAATCCGCGACGGCATCGTAGGCGGCGAAGCGCCCGCTGCCCTCCTTGTACGTCGCGATCGGGAACGTCTCGGCGCTAATCTGATTGCGGATAGTTCCCTCCGACATGAGAAGGAGCTGCGCGAGCTGCGCTAACGTCATGCGCGGGCCGTACTTCTCAAGTATGTATGCGCGGGTCAGAAGGCTCATTTGCGTTCTCCCGCGCGAGCGCGGAGCCGATCGAGCCGTTCGAGTTCCGCGAGGATCAGTGCGGCGGCCTTGACGAGATTTCGACGCTGCGTTGTCGGCTTCCACCAATCGGTGGCCCAAGGCCATGGCGGCGGTGGATCGCCAGCGGGATATGCGAGCGTGTACATGGCATAGCACCCTGCTGCACAGGACATCTCGAGGTCGCCGCATTTGTCGTCGTGTTCCGGCGTCCAGCCTTCCTGCTCGATCTGGCGGCGGCGCTCGATGAGCACGTCGCGAGCAGCGTTGGTTAGTTGTATTGCGATCTGTGCGTCATTGCTGTCGTTTAGGAGCGATTCAAGCGCGGCCACATGCTGCTCGCCGGCCGGATGGCCGGCACATGCGCCGAGCGCGAATTCGATTGCCGCGTTCTGTTGGTGTGTCATCGCGATCGCGGCCGGGGGAGTGGGACTTGTGCGGTCGATCTCGCGCAGCAGCGCGGAACGATATTGTCGTATCGTCTGAAACGACATCGAGTATTCGTCGGCGGCGATGAGCCGTCTAAGTGTTGTGAGCGCTTGTGACGTTGCGCTGCCGGTTGGCTTATTGGGCTCGATTCTATTCAAAGCTTCTCGAAGCTCGGCCGCGCGCGCAGCTCGTGCCCGCATATCACGCGATCCTTCGGCCAGCGTGACATAGATCTCATCATGGTTTTGCTGGTGCGTGTCGATCGTGAGGCGATAGAGCAGATCGCCTTCCTGCAACCAGTTCGGTGCGGTGTTCTGTTTGTCGTTCATGGTCATCCTCAATTCTGATCGCGTGGTATCGCCCGGCCGAGCTGCATCAAACCCGTTTCGAGCGTGACGCCGGCTGCTGCGGCCCACGTGCGAGCGTCCTGCGCCGCTTTGTGCCGTGCGTAGCTGCCGGCATCGTCGGCCATCAGGTCGAGCAGCACGATGTCGGCCGAGTGCGAGACGTCGCTCACAAGGGCGCGGATCTCGATGCAAAGCGCGTCGAGGCGTGCGTGCATGCCCCTGCGGGCATCCGCAGGGGCTTCGTTTCTCTGGATTGCTTTTCGCCGCGCACGCGGCGTTTCGTTCTTCTGGAGTGCCTTTGCGGGCGTAAGCCCGCGCACACGCTTTGAAACTGCATTGCCGTCGACGCTCGCCAGTGTGATAGCCGGGCGCTTGTCCGCGCGTTCCCGCTTTCGCGGCAGCGGACGTGGGGTAGAAAGGGCCGGACGCGGGGTCATTGGGCCGCCTCCTGTGCCAGTTCGGGCGTCCAGTCCGGGTCCGGCGTCGTGAACAGCTTGTCGAGCCACCGCCGAACGCTTGCCATTTCCTTCGCTTTCGAGGCGCTGCTGTTTTCCAGGGTGCGGGTGAGCACCTGAACCGCAGCACGGATCGCTTCGACGCGCGTCCTGTAACGGCCGGGCGATTCGCCTTCGATGCGCTTGCATGGCGACGATCCGCCCGCGCTGCTGAAGGTGTACGAGAAACCGAATTCCCAATCGCCCTCGGCGATCTGTGCGAGCCGAATCTCGACGGGCGTGCGCCCGGTGCTCTTTGAGATGGGCGCGGACAGGATTTCAGATGGCTCGTATACGCCGTGCTCGTTTGCCTTGGCGATCGGATACTTCGAGCGACGCGTCGGCACGGCATCGAGCAGATCTTCGAGGCCCGTCAACGCGCGATGCACGCCTTCGATCGTGCCCGGCGACAACTTGCCGAAGCCCGGATCGTGCAATACGCTTTGCAGCGCTTGCAAAAGCTGCTTTGCGTGCTGTTCGCCAATCTTCCGTTGGGGCTCGGCGGCGGCAGCCGACGCCACGACGCTCTTGGGCGACGTGGCACGGAGATGCTTTTTCGTGACCTTCGTCTTGCCTGCGTCCTTCGCTTTCGACATGCCCGCGACGATCCGCTCCAGTGCCCGTTCCGCGCCGTGCCGCCGTATCTCCTTGATCACGAGCGAGCCGGAGATGGAGCCGTCGCGGACGAACTGGTGAATCTCCGCCGGCGCATTTTCAAGCAGGCCGACGTCACGAATGGTTTGATCCGTAACGTTCAGGCGCGTGCAGATCGTTTTCGTGTCGAGGCCGTGTACGTCGCGCAGTTCCGCGACGACCGTCGCGAGTTCGAGCGGAGACGCGCGCTTGCTTTCGTTGCTAAGGTAGCCGTCGATCACCATCTCGGAGCGTTCAACCGTCTTCGCATCGCGCACGACGACGGGGATCTTGCCGAGGTTCTTTCCTGCGCGGATCGCGTTGCCTGCGGAGAGGTAGCGGTGTTGTCCCTTGTAGACGTAGATGAGGTCGTTCCCGTCGACCTTCCGGATGTAGCAATGGAGCGGTTGACTCTTGTCGTAGCCGTTGGCGATCATCAGCGCAGTGAGGTGCGACACCCACTGTTGATCGACGGGGCGCACGTTGTCGCGTGGATCGTAGTGGAGCTGTTCGTACGGCACCATCCAGAGATCCGCCGACGTCGCGCCCGCCGCCGCAGCAGCGGCCTTCGCATTGCCGGTGACGATCGGCTCGACGAGCGCGAGCGATTGGGTGCGGGCATCCATTACTCGGCCTCCTGCGGTTGGAGGCATTGTGCGAGTTCCACTGAGCAGTCGACGATCAGGCGAGACTGCGTCTTCGACCGCCGAAGCAGGAGATTCACGCGATTCGGAGCGATATCAATGCGCTCGACGATCCAGCCGAGCGCGAGAAACGCGCGGACGGCGCGATCGGCCGTCTCGCTGAAAATCCCGGCATAGATTCGGAGAGCCCATTTCGCGCGGCCGTTGTAGCGGTATTCGCCGGGGGCGCGGCAGTCTTCGAGGCGCATCGAATGCTCGTCAACGTCAATGTAAATGCCGGCTTCAGCGACCAACGTGAGGTCGCGCTCGATCGCTCGGATGTGCTTCTCGGCCTTCTTGAGTTGAGCGAGACGACGTGCATGAACGGCATTCGCGTGAGCGACGATCTCGTTGTACGACGTCGGATGCTTGTAGGTCGTCATGCGCTTCACGCGGTCCTCCGGTTCTGGATCATCAGTTCGAGTCGCGACACTTCGAGGTCGATGCTCTGGCGGAACAGGCGCAGGAATCGCAACGTGCGGGTATCCGACCCAAGCAGCGAGTCGACGGAAATCTCAAGCGAGCGGAGATGCGGGAACGAGACGGCGACGTGACGTTCCGCGTCTCGCGTGACGATCGTGTGGAGTTCGGGGCGCGTGTGCGCGGATCCGGCGGGCACGGCGGATCGCGACGCATGTCGAGGCGCGCGTGCGCTGCCGGCATCGTTCGAATAGGTGCCGTCCGCCTGCTTGCAGGGCACCGACAGCGGGGGGGCCGCGTCCGATCCCGTCAGCCAGTACAGGAAACGCAGGTCGTGCGGGCGCGGTTGGCGGCGCAGCCATCCGCCCCGCGCGAGCTTGTCGATGCATTGCGCAGCCGCGCCCGGCATGTCGGCGAAGTGGGTCGTGCGCACCTCGTCGGACGTCATCGCGTGCGTGGCGTGCCTGAACACGGTCAGGATTCGAGCCGTCAGGTCGGCCCGTTGAGCGGGCGTGAGGTCGACGAACGGGTTGAGTCTGCGCGGAGCCGCATTCGGGAGGGCGTTGTCGATCACGATGCCTCCCTGATCCTGAACGCGCGCGGCTTCTTCGGGCAGGAGTGCTTTTCCGGCTCGGCGCTTGTCGCGGCGCGAAGGCGCTTGATCGCGTCCGCACACGTCGGTTCGTCTGGAATCGAGATCTGCTTCGCGGCAATAGTGTTGCCGTCCATGATCAGGTACTCGATATAGACGCCGTCTACGAGCGGTCGGCGCATGACGACGTGCTTGCCGATGAGGAGCGGCGACGTCGGAAGCTGGCGATCGCGTTCGTAACGGGCGACGGTCCGGGGCGACAGCGTGTCCCGGCGCGGGATGCCCGCGTGCTGCGCTGCGTTGATTCTGTGCATGGCTTCATCATCTCCTTTACGCCGAGTGCGCAAGCCGTCCTCGGCGCGTGAGCGTCAGACGTTGGCGTGGAAGGTGGCGGGCTTGTCGGCGACGGGGCCGTTATCCAGCACGTTCGCTGCGATGATCAAGGCGGCTACGGCAAAGACGCACTTGAACAGCAGCGACTTTTCCAAGTTGCTTTGGCGCGCGGGTTCGGAAGGTGTAACGCGGGGTGTTTGTTCGTCACGGAGCCATTTCCGGCGGGCGTCCGCGTACAGGTCGATCAGCTTCAAGACTGTTCTCCGGTAGAGCGTCGGATGACGCGACACCGAAATTAAACAACACGTTTATTTTTGATGCAAACATTTTGTTTAATTTGTGGGGTGTCCAGCCGAGTCGAGGTAACTGTCGAGCGCGAGCGCGGCCACGTCTTGGCACCATGACAAGACGGCGAGGAGATGATGGGTGTGGAGGCGGGGAGGGGCAGTAGAGATCTTGCCGCTCTTGGTAACGGCAAACCGCACATCGGTGACGTATTCGTGATCGTCACCCGCCGGACATGCGGGTCTTGAGCTGCGCTTGTAGCGGAATTCGGCGAGGCTAATTACGTTACTTCGTGGATCTCCGTTTCGGCGTTTCATTCTTACTGGTTCCCCCGGACTCTATTGCCGCTCTTGTGACGGCGCGAGAGTGTTTAGCGAATGACACCGCCGGAGGTACGGTGACGCCCGCTTCGAGCATTCCTTCCAGTGCATTGATCAACTGAGCAGAGACAAGCCCGTTCGCGGCGGCATCCGTAATAGCCGAAGCCAGGCGTTCTGCGCGCGCTTGTATATCGCTCACGGCCGGTGCCTTGATGTGGCGTTGGTCAGGTCGACCGGCTGAGATATTACTATCTTGTAATGTTTCTTTCAGTGAGCCGGCGTCCGCCATCCTGCCATCGCCGCTCTTGAGCCAATCTGCGCGGCACCCGATCAGCGAGGCCGCACGAATCATCCCCGCAGCGGACATGCCTCGGCGCTCCCAGTTATTGATGAGCTGGGGAGATTCGTTCAACAGCCGTGCCACGTTGGCTGGCCCTTCCACGTCTTTCAATTCCTTGGCCGCGCGGTATAGCCGTTCGACGGTTTCGTGCACTTTTCTCATACGGAGATAGTCAGCCAAGTAAACGCCGCGTTGTTAAACGCACCGTTTGCAATAAATATAAACGTAGTGTTTAATGTCGGGTATGGATAAAACAGCCCGGATCGATGCCGACCGCATGACGATTGCCCGCCTCGGTGGACCCGCGAGGGTCGCGGAGCTGTTGGGCTATGAGAAAAGCCAAGGCGGCACGCAGCGCGTGTGCAATTGGTTGGCGAGAGGTATTCCGGCTGCAGTGAAGGTGCAGTTCCCCAATCTCTTCCTGTCCTGACCGTCGATTCCGAATCCTATCAACTGGGATTGACGCGCAACAGGATGAACGCCTCAACCCGCCAAGAGCCCACCAATGACTTGCCGGTACACAAGCACCGAGTGGCTGGACGTGCTCTACACGTCTGTCCGCGACACGCCCGGCGGCGTAGCTGACGCCGCTAACTACCTGATGAACCGCCGAGGCAAGGGCATCACGCCGGAGTCGCTTCGCCTACGCCTGCGCGGTGTCGGCGACAGTCGCCTCTCGATGGAGATGTTCGAGTTGCTGATCGAGTGGATGCAGGAGAAGAGCGAAGCCGAGGCGCACGCGCTCGACGCGTTGCATGCGCTCAACGCGCGGTTCGGGCTGGTTGCCGAGTGTGTCGACGATCACCATGCAGGCGATGGCCACGAGCCGGGCACGATGCACCTCGTAACGACGACGCTCCACTTGCAAGCGCATGTGGGAAAGGTCGCCGACGACGTGACGCGCGCGCTCGAAGATCAGCGAATCGACGATCGCGAAGCCGAGCAGATCATCGCGACCGGCCGTAAGGGGCAGCGTCTGTTCCAGCGCCTGATTCATGCCGCCCGTAACCTTGCCGCACGGCGGCGTCGCTGACATGCAGCGATTCATGCCCGACATGGGGTGTTGTCGCGTCGCGCGCGAGCAGATGCAATTGTGTTGTGACCGCCCGAATCAGATTGCATGCGGCGTCGCTGCGCTCGCGTACCGGTTCGAAACCGCCCCCGAGCAGGCCGGCCGGTTGTTCGTCTCCCTGATTTCCACCTTTCCCGATCGCGTCGCGCTCTTCATCGAACGCGCCGCGCTGCCCTGCGCGGCGCTGCCGACCAAGACCGAGCGCCACGCGTTCCGCAATCAGATCGCAGGCCGTCTCAGTGCGGCGGATCTTGCGATCTTCGACGAGTTGATGTCGACCGAGTGGCGACGCCTGCGGGGTAAGTGACAGGAGATCAGGAATGGCCGATTTGCGTCTTAACGGCAGCCCACGCGAGCGATACGCCTGCCGACAACGCGGTAGTGACGCCCTGCTTCAGCGCCTCGGTTGCGCCGCTCCGCGCGCTATCGACAAGATAGGAGCCAAGCGTCTGCTTGCCTGTAAGGGACGATGGTGTGGCCTTGAGTATTTCAAGCGCTTTTGCGGTCAGCACCAATTCGCTGAAAGTCCCCGAGTCGAGCTCACTGTCGTAATCGATGTATCCGGCCCGTTTCAGCCACCGCACGGTATTGCAGAAGAAATCGAGGGCGGCCGCGATGTCGTGGTCAATGGTGCCGTCACCGCGAAACATGCTTTCCGCATCGATGCCATGTTCGCTCGCCGTGATCGCTGTTGCAATGGGAAAACGTTCGTACAGGTCTGCAAGTAGTTTCGCCACGAGAAGATCAAATTTTTCAATGTTCGAGGACATGATGAAGGGCTCCAACGACGGTTTGAAACAAGGGTTTGCGTATCGCGCAGAAGGATACTGGAAGAGCTGGTATGGCGACGCCGAAGCTCGCGGCGCGAGCCGCGTACTTGAAGAGGTCGATCGCGATACCGCGATTGAAATTCTGTCCGCGCTATTCACCCGGATCTGCATGTGGGGCTTGGAGGCGTTGCGGATGGAATGTCCGCGTTGCGTGCCGGCGTCGGCCGTTGTCGTTTCCATTCGGCGTTCAGGCCCTCACGCCGATCTGACGCTCGTCGAAATCTGCGACGCGTGTTTTCGCGGAACGATGAGCGGTAACGAAGCTCGAGTCGCGGTGATCGGGCTTGTTGACGGGCACCCCCGTTCCGAGATCGTCGAGGCCGTCGAGGCACTTCTTATCCGCGTCAAGGCTTTGGGGCGCGAGGCGCTTCGCCGTCGCTGCTGTGCCTATCGAGGCTGACCAGAAAAGCGACTTTGCAAGGCATATGCAGTTTGCTCCGTTAGTTAGCACTGGAGACTCGAAGTGAATTCAAACAGCACGAGCGGCGGCTTGCGTCGCCGAGCATCCCGCTACCGGCTCTCGCCGTCCGGGCAACAGATCTATATCGCTGGGCGGGCGCGTTGGCGGAACTACTCGCACCAGTTGGCGCACGATCGTCGCATGGCCGAGCTGGCTGGCATGTACGTATCGGACGCGCGGTGAGGGACGGGAGACAGCGGTGGAAAAGGATCACAACGCATACAGGAGGGTTTATGCAAAAGGGTATTTCGACGGTCTCAAAGCGGCGGGGGCAGGCTTGAACCCCGGCCGCCAGCAATCCATTCTGCGCGGTATGCCGTCCGTCGCGCAGAAGGTCTTCGAGTTCGTGCCGATTCAAGAATCGTGGACGACCAAGCAGATCGTGGCGCAGGTGAAAGCCACGACCAAGGCGCAAATCGATTCGCGAACGGCGGACAACTGCCTTGCGCGGTTGAGAGATGCCGGGCTCGTCCGCGAGGTGACGCGTGGCGAATTTCGACGTGTCCGGCTCACGACGTCGTGCGCCTCGGCCGATACGGGCGGTGAGGAGGAACCGGACACTCGCGTGCTCGTGAGTGAAGCGCCCGGCAAGCGCGACAGTAGTGCATCGCCGATCGATTTGCTGTCGGGCATCGCGAACCGTCTGACAGCGACCGTGGAGTCCATACGCGAGATCGCCGTCGAGATCGAAACCGCCGCGCTCGTGATCGAGGAGCAGCAGGCGGCGAACGGGCGCGAGGCCGACAAGCTGCGCCAGTTGCAAGCGCTGCTCAAGACACTGTAGCGACGCGACCCAAGTTGCTTTGCGTTCGCTGCATCGCATCTTTCCCCCATTTCTTTCCCCTCGCCGTGCGTTCGGATTCGCGCGCGTGAGGGACTGCTTTCAAGAGGTGAATATTCCCTATGTCGACGCTCGATCAAATCGTTCAGCAGCTCCGTAACGCCGATCATCCGGAACTGCCGTCCGGCCATCCGGTCGCGGATGGCAAGCATCATCGCTACGGCCCGCGCAAGAAGTACTGGTATCAGTTGCGCGAGGTCGTCAGCAAGGGCGCGGTGATCGGCTATACGGGCACGTTCGGTCACTTCTCCGGCGACGATCCGGGCACCGAGCGATTCCAGTGGAACGGTGCGCCGCTGAGCGAGGAAGCGCTCGCCGAGACGCGTCGCCGCCAAGAGGCCGCCGAGCAGGCGGAAGCGGAACGCGCGGCGCGTGCGGCGCGAATGGCCGCGAACCGCGCGTGCGACCAATGGGCGCGCGCGAGCGAACAAGGCGCATCGGCCTATCTGGAACGCAAGCAGGTGACGGCCGAAGGCGTGCGGTTCGATTCGGACGGCACGATCTTCGTGCCCATGTATCAGTACGGCGACGAGGCGCGGCTCGTGGGGCTTCAGAAGATCACGCCGGAAGGCGCGAAACGCTTCAACAAAGGCATGGAGAAGAAGGGCGCGGCCTGCCTGCTCGGCGAAGTGAAGGCGGACGATCAGCTCGTGATGATCGCCGAGGGCTATGCGACTGGCCGCTCGGTGCGCATGGCGACGGCCGAAGCGTTCGCGCTTTGCGTCTGCTTCGATGCGGGCGGGATCCTGTCGACTGCCCGCCATCTGCGCGACGCGCATCCGAACGCGCACGTGCTGATCTGCGCGGACGACGACTGGAAGATCGAGCAGCGGATGCGCGACTGGCTCGCGGAGGAATTCGACTTCCGGGGCGAGCTGCCGTTCGATGCCGCGCCGATCCGGATCGAGGCGAAGAAGACGTGGTACATGGTCGCCGCGCACCGCCGCGTCGACAACAACGGCGTGGCCTACGTCGAGGTGACGTACGGCAACGACGTCCTGCCGCAGCGGCGCAAGCGCTTCGAGAACGCCGGCCTGAAACGGGCATACGAAGCGGCGGCTGAGGTCGACGGCGTCAGCGTCGTCTATCCGACGTTCGCCGATCGCGGAGAGCGCAAGCTCACGGACTTCAACGATCTGCACGTCGAGGAAGGGTTGGAGGTGGTCACGCGGCAGGTGCAGGCGGCGATCCTGTCGGTCCTCGCGCCAGCAAACGAAGACGTTCGCTCGGCCGCCGTCGATGCCGAGCGGCCGACGCCGGCCGCGACTTCCGCTGCCGCAGGACAGGCGGAATGGGATGGGCGCGAAGCTGAGAACGGCGCGCACACGTGGGAGCAGGATCTCGCGCGCTCGGACAAGGGCACGTTGCTGCCGACGCTCGGCAATGTCCACCTGATCCTCTCGAATCACAAAGCATGGCGAGGCGTGATCGAGCAGGACGATTTCGGCGGTCGCGTGATGAAGCGCAAGGCACCGCCGTTCCCGCAGGGCGCTGCGGGCGAATGGTCGGACATGGACGATCAGCGCTGCGCGCTCTGGTTGTCGCAACGGTACGGCATCTCGGTGCGCACGGACATCGTGATGAACGCGGTGCTGCTGGTCGCGGACGCAACGCACTTTCACGACGTTCGCGAATACCTGGAGGGGCTGAAATGGGATGGCGTGCCGCGCGTGCGCTCGATGCCGTCGACGTATCTGCGCGTGGCCGACAGCGAGTACGTGCAACTGGCCTTCATGAAATGGATGATCGCGGCCGTCGCGCGCGTGATGCAGCCCGGCTGCAAGGTCGACAACGTGCTGATCCTCGAAGGCAAGCAGGGCGCACGCAAGTCGACGGCGCTCAAGGTATTGGCCGGCGCGCAATGGTTCACCGACACGCCGATCCAGATCGGCAACAAGGACACGTACGCGGTGATGGCAGGCAAGTGGGTGATCGAACTGGCCGAGCTGGATTCGCTGAACAAAGCGGACTCGTCGGCGGTCAAGAGCTTCTTCGCGACGGCCGTCGACCGGTTCCGGAACTTCTACGGCAAGCGCGCGACGGACGTGCCGCGTCAGTGCGTGTTCGCGGGCTCCGTCAACTTCGATACGTACCTCAAGGATGAGTCGGGCAACCGGCGTTACTGGCCGTTGCGCGTGGGCGGCTTGGTCGATATCGACGGCATCGCGCGCGTGCGCGATCAGTTGTGGGCCGAGGCCGTCCACCTGTACCGCTCGGGCGTCGTGTGGCACGTGACGGAGCAGGAGCGCCCGCTGTTCGAGATCGAGCAGGCCGAGCGGTACGAAGGCGATGTGTACGAGGACAAGATCGCGAAGGCGCTGGAATACGTGTCGCGCACGACGATGGAAGAGATCCTCGCGGACATCCTGAAGCTCGACACGTCGAAATGGACGCTCGCGGAACAGCGGCGTATCGGCAAGGCGCTGAAATCCCTCGGATGGGTGCGCAAGCGTGAGTCGACGGGCTCGCGTGGCTGGTACTACGTGCGCGAGGAGCAGGAGCCGGAAGCGGCGCTTGAGGCAGTCGCGGCAGGCGATGACGACAGCCCGCTTTGATCGCGTTCGGCGCGCCGCGATGCTGTTCGCGGCGCGCCGCGTTGCCCGCTTTGGCGCGCCGTGGACGTCCCGTGTCCCAGCGTCCCAAAGCACGGCCTCGTGTGCGGGTGCGGGCGCGCGACATGCGCGACGTGAGCGGCGCATGTCGCAGGCGCGCGCGCCCCTGCAAGCCTCTTCCCTTGGGACATTGGGACATTAGGACGTTAAGGAGAAAGCGATGATGGATCTGATGGAGCGGGCGGGAATCGCGATGAGCGTGCGTGGTCAGTTCACCGACCCGATTGCCGATCCGAAAGTTACTTTGGGCGCGCTCGCCTTTGCGAATGATCTCGGTCGCTCGCTTTTCCGCATCAAAGCCGGACAGCAAGTGACACGGGAATCGATCCGGCACGCGACGCTGTTGCTCGCGCAGATGATTCGAACTTCGGGGCGATTCAAGCGCTCGCGGTTTACCGGTCTGAAGCGCGACGAGCGACGCGATCAACGCGCGGGGCATTCCGTCGAGCGGGCGAAGGTGGATATCGTTGAGCGTTTCGCGCTTCGCTTGCTTGATGAGTGGGTCAACGATCAATGCATGCGCTGCGAAGGTCGCGGTGTCGTGCGGACAGGCGGGCGGTACATTTGCCCTGACTGCGCGGGATCGGGGCGTCGACCGATCGACGATGCAGCACGCGCGCACGCGCTCGGCATTCCGCTTGATGAGTACCGGCGTCACTGGTCGCGTCGCTTTCATGACATGCTCGCGCTCCTTGATAACGTGAAGGGTTCGACGTTCGATACAATGAGTCGACAATTGCGAGGATGAACGGACTTCCATTTCAAGAGTGAATGCCGTAAACTTCGGTCATCCTTTACTGCGTCACTGGATGATCGCTGGCACCGCGCGTTAGTCGTGCAAACCTCTCGGGACATAAGAACAAACAGTGGAGCCCGTTAGGTCGTGTGGGGGCGCTCGTCCCTACGAAATGAATTTTCGAAGCCCTGAGTGTGCATGCACTCGGGGCTTCTTTGCATGGCTGCCCCGCTTGGTCTGGCCGATCCTTCAGTTAGGACGTTGCTGTCTTAACAAAATCCTGCATTCGTTCGGGTATTATGTCGCGCAGTCACGGGGAAACCGTGCGATCTAAACTAATAATTCCGGGGAATAGCTTGAGAACAGTAATTGTTGGTGCCGTCAATATTGTTATGCCGGAGCCGCACAGTCCGGACCGGTATGTCGAGTTGCTCAAGAAGGCGTACAAAGGACGACACGTCATCAAGATTCGTGGACAGTTTGCCGGGATACTTGGTACGTTCGGCGAGCGCGTCGGTGAGGATTTTTACTACGGTGAAATCTTCAAATTCTATGATTTGAAGCTGACGGGAAAATGGCTGAATATGCTTCAGCAAGCACCTGCCGAGCAGGAAGACCTACAGGTTCTGAATGTTCCCGAGCATTTGAAACCCGGTTTAGAGGCGTTTCCGTTTCTGTTTCATGCACCTTCGCATCGACTGTTTTTCATCAGTCGTGAGAGTCAGGAGCACTTGGGGCCGCAAGATACAGGAAAGTATTTTCGTGAGCTGCTCAATAAGCCTAAGCTGGCCGATCAGTATGGGCAGATTAACGTTACGGTTATTCCTGGCACTGATACGCTGGACAAGATCTTCACGCTGCCTGATCTCCGCAAACTGCACATTGTAATCACCCCCCCCAATCCAGATGATTGGGAAGGCCTTGAGCGTGAAGTGAAAGAGCTGCTTGCTGAGCAACACGCGGCGACCATGGTCACGGTGCTCGTTGCTCAGAAGGGGGAGTCGTTGCAGCCAAACAAGCAGACGCGCCAGCTGTCCGAAGTCGCTCAGGCCAACGGCTATGTCGAGGCACGGGGTGCAACGGAAATGGGGAAGGTCGAGACGTTCTCGACAAAGGCTCATCCGATGCTAGCCCCGGCAAAGTACGATCCGGATGTTGAGACTGTCCGGACGGCTTTGCTGACCGCAGCTACCGACTACCTGCAACGCATCAGGCGCATACGCCGACCAGCCAGAGGCTAATGAATGCTAGATGATCTGAAGGATTCGTATTGCGGAGTGGGCGGTATCTTCGCGCGATATTGGAGAGCATACGGAGGGTGGAGGGCTGTTCTTACCTCCCCGTATCTCCATGCTTCAGTCGTCGTTACATTCGTGCTGGCGCACTTGTGGGTGGGTGCGGAGTGGTGGTTGGATCCAATAGCAATACTCCCGGGCATGGTGGGCTTTGCGATTGGCGCGTATGCCATTGTGTTGGGGTTTGGGGACGACCGATTTCGCGAAGTCATTATGACTCGCCGGAATGGTAAGACGAGCCCTTACGTGAGGATAAGCGCATCACTGGCTCACTTCATAGTGGTGCAGCTCGGCGCGTTGGTGATTGCGATTTGCGCAAAGGGGCTCAATTTCCCGCTTGATGAGGGAAAGGGGCTTGGCCGAGTTTTGTTTGCCATATTTGGAGACGTTTCGTTCGTCCATAAGTGGATTTCGCCGGTAGGGTATTTTTTCGGTTTCTTGCTATACATCTATGCGCTCGCCACTGCACTTGCTACTGCGATGGCTATTTTTCGGCTCACGACGATGACCGAGCGGGATGAGAGGCCAAAGAACGGCAAGAATTAAGCTCTTACGTTGGGGATTCAATCGATGGGCCGCGCTTGCGATTGCGAGCGCGGCCCATCTTCGTCTGGGGCCCCGTAGTCTCACAATGATGCGGGGGTGCGCACCCGCGTTTTTTCTCTACTGTTGAATCTCTATAGGGGGGCACATTCACATGCTGACTCAGCAGCAGATCGCCGAACACCTTGACCTTGAGCGGTCGACGGTTTCGCGTCTGGTCGATCGGCTCAACATCGACTATCGAACGGCGTCGATGGATGAGATCCGCATGGCTTACCTTCGGCACTTGCGAGAGATGGCCGCCGGCCGCGCGAGCGAGACCGGCATCGATCTTGTGGCCGAGCGCGCGATGACTGAACGCGTGGATCGCGAAATCAAGCTGCTGACGCTCGCCGAAAAGAAAGGGCAGTTGGTCAACGCCGCGCAGCTTGAGCAGGCATATGGCCAGATGGTCGGTGCCTTTCAGACGGAATTGCTCGCGCTATCCGACAAGCTCGTGCAGGAATTGCGCGCGCTGCATGACGTTGAAATTGACCTCGAATGGTTGAACGAGCATATGTATGGGTGTCTTGAACAGCTTTCTGGATACGACCGAGACGGTTCGGACGGTGATTCGGCGGATCGCGCAGCTGCTGCGTCCGCCGGAGAAGATCGGGACGACGGACTGGGCGCGCAAGCATCGCCGGATGAGCGCGAAGGCGACGGCGAGTCCTGGCCGGTATAACCCGAACATCACGCCTTGGGTGTTCGGCATGCATACGGCGCTCGACGATCCGCGCGTGCAAAAGGTCGTGTGCATGAAGTCGGCGCAGGTCGCGTGGACGGACGGGGTGCTGCTGAACTACATCGGCCGGCGGATCGACGTCGATCCGTGCCCGATGATCGTGATGTTCGCGAAAGAGAAGTCGGCGAAGAAGTTCAACATGGAGAAATTCGAGCCGATGGTCGAGGTGACGCCTCGCTTGTCGGCGAAACTACCCGTGCATTCGAGCCGCGACAAGAACAACTTGTGGGATCACAAGACATTTCCGCGCGGGTTCCTCAAGTTCATCACGTCGAACGCGCCGGACGACGTGAAGTCGACGCCTGCGCCCGTCGTCGCAGTCGAAGAGCCGGACGACGCGAACCAGAACGTGCGCGAGCAGGGTGATTCGATCACGCTGCTCGAAGAGCGCAACAAAAGCTACTCGGACAGCCGGCGCAAGGTGATCTTCGGCGGCACGCCAACGGTCGACGGCTTCTCGCGCATTCAGCAGGCATACGTGGCGTCCGATCAGCGCGTCTATCTGGTGCCGTGCCCGGACTGCGGCGAGGAACACGAGCTGACGTGGGAGAACGTCACGTGGACGGAGGATGCCGACGTTGCGCACGAGGTGTTCGGCCGCGCCCGGCCGGAGTCGGCGCGATACACGTGCCCGCACTGCGGCACGTTGTGGGACGACCCGATGCGCATCCGCGCGGTGCGACGCGGCCGATGGGTGGCGACCGCGCCGTTTTACGGCGTCGCCGGTTTCCGGCTGAACGAGCTGGTGTCGCCGTTCCCCGGCTCGCGCATGGCCGAGCTGGTGAAGAAGTGGCTCACGGCGGAGAAGGCACTACGTTCCGGCGACGACACGAAGATGCGTTCATTCGTCAACAACTCGCAGGGGCGGCCGTACAAGTACAAGAGCGATCTTCCCGAAATCGATGCGCTCGCCGAACGCGCGGTGCCGTATCCAGCGTTCACGGTGCCGATGGGCGGCTTGCTGCTCACGCTCGGCGTCGACGTGCAGCATGACCGCCTCGCGATTGTGATGCGCGCGTGGGGGCGGGGCGAGGAGAGCTGGTTGATCGCGTGGGACGAGATCTTCGGCAACGTGATGGATCAACGCGAAGACCCGTTGACGGGCGGCGTATGGGGCGCGCTCACGACGCTGATCACGCACGCGTACCGTCATGAGTCGGGCGGCCTGCTGCGGATCCGGGCGACGTCGATCGACTCGTCGGACGGCTCGACGTCGGACGCGGTTTACAGGTACGTACGCGCGGCGCAGCGGCAGGGTTTGATCGTCTTGGCGATCAAGGGGAGCACGGACGCCAATGCCGAGATCTTCAGCACGCCGCGCGCGTCGGTCGACTCGACGCGGAACAACAGCAAGGCCGCGAAGTACGGGCTGCGGCCGTTCATGGTCGGCGTCAGCAAGGCCAAGGATCTGATTCTCGACAATCGGCTCAAGCTGGCGGGTGACGGACCGGGGCGCATGCACTGGTATCGCGACGTTCGATCCGATTACCTGTCGCAGTTGACGGCCGAGGTGAAAGTGCCCGCTCGCATCGGGACCAAACGCGTCTGGCAGAAGAAGGCCGGCGCGCGTAACGAAGCGCTCGACTGCGAGGTGTACGCGCTGCACGCGGCGCGCAGCGTCAAGACGCATTTGATGACGGAGCCGCACTGGCAGGTCGAGCAGCAGCGCTTGTCGCAGGTGTCGCTGTTCGAGGCGGTGCCGGTGCTCGACGCGTTGCCGTCGGCGCTGCCGGTCGAGGTGCTGCCGGATCCGCCGGAGGATCGCGACGCGGACACGGAACCGCCACCGCAGCAGCAAACCGCAAAACCCAACGAAACCCCGCCACCGAGCGGGGTTTCGCGCATTCAGGGGCGTCGCGTCGGCCGCTCGGCCTACCTGACGCGTCGCTAGGAGAGAGCCGATGGCTTACACAAGGCAGGATCTCGATCGCATCCAGTCCGCGATCGCGAAGGGCGAGCTCGAAGTGCAGTATGCGGATCGCCGCGTGAAGTACCGCTCGATCTTGGAGCTTCGCGAGGCGCAAACCGAGATCATTCGCGCGCTCGACGGCGCGAGCGGGCGCTCGCGCATCGTTCGGCTGCGGCACGCCGGCAAGGGGGTTCGATGAGCCGCGCGTATCCGATGCTCGCTCGGCGCGGATTCGTGGTGCCGACGCGGCTGAAGGCGGCGGCGTACGAATCCGCGAGCACGGGCGGCGCTCGCGCACGGTCGTGGAAGGCGTCGAGCGCGGGGCCGAACGCGGCGGCGGCGCAAAACCTGCCGCTGATGCGGCATCGGGCGCGCGACGCGATTCGAAACGACCCGTGGGCGAAAGCCGCGATCACGCGGCTCGTGTCGAACACGATCGGCTCCGGCATACAGGCGCATCCGCGACATCCCGACGAGACGATGCGAAACGCGCAAAAGCTGCTTTGGGAAGACAGCGCAGCGGAGATCGACGCGGACGGGCTGTTCGATATGGCGGGATTGCAGACGTTGGCCGCTCGTGCGTTCTTCAGCGACGGCGAGGTGCTCGTGCGGCGGCGTCTGCGTAGCTGGCACGACGGATTAGCCGTGCCGTTGCAGGTGCAGTTGCTCGAAGCCGATCATCTGCCGGTGAGCAAGAACGAGCGCCTGCCGCGCGGCGAGATCGTCAACGGCGTCGAGTTCGACGACGACGGACGGCGCATTGCCTATCACCTGTTGACGCGACATCCCGGCGAGTATGGACGGCAGGCCGGCGACAGCACGCGGACGGTGCGGGTGCCGGCCGACGAGATCGCGCACGTGTTCCTCGCATTGCGGCCGGGACAGGTGCGCGGCGTGCCTGAGCTGTCGACGGTGCTGCTGCGGCTGCATTCGCTCGACAACTTCGACGACGCGGTGTTGTTCCGGCAAGAGGTCAGCAACCTGTTCGCGGGCTTCATCACGAAGCCGCACGCGGAGCTTGGCCCGATGGGCGATCCCGTTTCCGGAGCGCCGATGCGATACGACGACGACGGGTTTTCGCCGGTCGTGTCGCTCGAACCGGGTGGGATGCAGGAGCTTGCGCCCGGCGAGGAAGTGAAGTTCTCGGAGCCGCCGGGCGCGGGCAACGACTATGTGCCGTTCATGCGCCAGCAGCTCATGGCGTCGGCCGCTTCGGTGGGCATGCCTTACGAAGTGCTCACGGGCGATCTGCGGGACGTCAGCGACCGCGTGCTGCGCGTGATCCTCAACGAATTTCGCCGCAGCGTCGAACAGATTCAGTGGAACGTGTTCATTCACCAGTTCTGCCGCAAGGTGTGGCGCTGGTGGGTCGACGCGTGCGCGCTGTCGGGCGCGATGCCGATGCCCGATTACTTCCGCCGACGTCGCGACTATCTGCGCGTGCGTTGGGTGCCGCAGGGCTGGCCGTACATCCACCCGGTGCAGGACGTGACCGCGAAGCGCATGGAGATCCGCGCGGGCCTCGCGAGCCGAACGGGCGCAGTGCTCGCGCGCGGCGACGATCCGGAGCAGGTCGACGCGGAGAACGCGGCGGATCTCGCGCGCGAGCAACGGCTCGGCCTGCGATACGACACGCAGCTCGCGATAGAAGACGGAAACGGCAGTGATTTGAAAGAGGATGGGGAATGAAGCGAAACCGCAAGTGGTGGGACATCCGCGCACACGCGCAGGCGGGCGGCGACAAGGTCGCCGAGATCCGGATCTATGGCGACATCGGATTTTGGGGTACCGACGCGCAGAACTTCGTGTCGCAGCTCGACGCCGTCGCGACCGACGCATCGTCGATCACGGTCGCGATCAACTCGATGGGCGGCGACGTCTTCGACGCATTCGCGATCTACAACGCATTGCGCCGCCACGCCGGCAAGGTGAAGGGGCGCGTCGACGGCATCGCGGCGTCGGCCGCGTCGCTGGTGCTGATGGCGTGCGACGAGATCGAGATGCCCGAGAATGCGCTGTTGATGATCCACCATCCGCACACGGTCGCGGCCGGCGAATCGAAGGATCTGCGTCGCGTCGCCGAACTGCTCGACAACGCGAGCGCCGGCATTCTGGCGGCGTACGCGCAGCGCAGCGGTCTGTCCGAAGACGACGTGCGGGCCATGATGGACGCGGAGACGTGGCTGACGGCCGCGCAGGCGAAGGAGAAGGGCTTTTGCGACGTGATCGAGGCCCCGGTGAAGCTGGCGGCATCGGCCGGCTCTGCGCCGCTTCTCGCGCGCTTCTCGGCCGTGCCTGAGCAGGTTCGCGCGTTGCTCGATGCGGCCGGTGAATCGGACGCGGAGCCGCCGACCGATCCGACGCCGGCTCCCGAGCCGGAACCGAAACCCCAGACGCCCGACGTCACGGCACTCGCCGCGCACGTGTTCAATTCGCTGCGCGAAGCCAATCTCGTCGCGTGCGCCGAAGGCGTGATTGCGGCGACCGGTCTGCGCGACCGCGAGACGGTCGACCGCGCAATCCGCAACGCAACCGACATCGCGGGGATCTGCCTCGCGGCGAACCAGACGGATCTGACCGCGCAATACGTCGCGGACGGCCTGTCGCCGGATCAGGTGCGCGCGCGGCTGTTCGAGCGCCTCACGGCGTCGAGCACCCGTATCAACAGCCGGCCCGATCCGGCGCAGCAGCAGACGCAACCGCAGGCGCGTAGCCGCGCATTGCGCACGTCCGACATCTACGCGGCCCGCCGCGTGGCCAAGTAACTTTTCATCGCTGAAAGGAGCGCTGAATGTCCAACAACAAGACTTTGGGCACGTTGCCCGCCGAATTTCTGATTTCGGAAGGCCCCGGCCAGATCTCGCGCGATTCGATCACGGTCGCGGCCGGTTCGGCGCTGCCGTCCGGCTGCGTGCTCGGCACGATCGGGACCGGCGAATACGCGCCGTACGACAACGCGGCGACGACCGGCGCGGAAGTCGCGGTCGCGATCCTCTACGCGCCGTTGCCGGCGTCCGACACGCCGCGCCCGGCGGTCGCGATCAAGCGGCTCGCCGAAGTCGACGCGCGCCTGCTCGCGGGCCTCGACGCGCCCGCGCGCGACGATCTGGCCGCACATCACATCGTCATCCGCTGATCCCAGCGAATTCCTGTTTCCGAAGCCGCGCCGATGCGCGGCTTTTTCATTTCTGGAGTGCATATGGCAGACATCGCAATCTTCAACGACGACGCGTTCTCGCTGTCGTCCCTGACCGCGTCGATCAACGAGCAGCCGCACCTGCCCGGCCGCCTCGGCGAGACGGGCCTGTTCGACGAGGAAGGCATCACGACGACGACGGTGCAGATCGAGCGCGAAGGCGACACGCTCGCGCTCGTGCAGTCCGGCGTGCGCGGCCAGCCCGCGCCGAACGTGCTGGGCAGCAAGCCGAGCCTGATTCCGTTCAACACCGTCCACCTGCCGCAACGCGCGGTCATCAAGGCGGACGAGATCCAGAACCTGCGCGCGTTCGGCGACGACTCGGAACTGGAGACGGTGCAGCGCTACGTCGACAAGCGGCTCGCGAAGATGCGACGCCAGATCGACGCGACGCACGAATACCACCGCCTCGGCGCGGTTCGCGGCGTGATCCTCGACGCGGACGGCAAGCACGTCGTCGCGAACCTGCTCGATCGCTTCGGCATCGAGCAGCAGGTCATCGAATACGAGCTGTCGAACGCGAAGACCGAGATCCGGATCAAGAACGAAGACACGCTCGAAGCGATCGAGGATGCGCTCGGCAACGTGCCGTTTTCGAGCGTGCGCGCGTTCTGCGGGCGCAACTTCTGGCGCAAGCTGTTGACGCTGCCGACCGTCAAAGAGACGTTCCTCAACACGGCGGCGGCTGCGGCGCTGCGCGGCGATCCGCGTGGCGCGATCGAGCTGGACGGCATCGTGTTCGAGCGCTATCGGGGCAAGGTCGGCGGCATCCCGTTCGTCGGCGACGACGAAGCGTATGCGGTGCCGGAAGGCGTGGCGGATCTTTTCATCTCGCGCTTCGCGCCCGGCGATTATGTCGACGCGGTCAACACGATCGGCCTGCCGTACTACGCGCGGCAGGAAGTCATGCCGTTCAACAAGGGCGTCGAGATCGAGGCGCAGTCGAACCCGATCCACCTCTGCACGCGCCCGCGCGCGTGCATCCGTCTGAAGGCGTGACGCGTGGCGTTCCACGATCTGATTGCGGACGTTGACGCGGCCGTGCTGCGAGATCTGGCCGACGACGACGTGGTCGTCGACGGCCGTCCCGTGCGCGGCATGTTCAACGCGCCTTGGCTTGGCCCCGATCTCGGGTCGAAACGAACGAATCTGGTCGCGCCGATGCTGCACGTGATCGACGAAGACGCCGTCGGCATCCGGTCCGGCAGCGTCGTCGTCACGCACAGCGGGCGCTATCGCGTCGTCGAGGCGCAACCGGACGGCACGGGCTGGACGATCCTGATGTTGCAATGACATGAACCCACTGAAAGTCGAAATCGATGTCGGCGCGGTCACGGCCGTCCTGCAGGGCATCTCGCCGTCCGCGATGCAGGCCGCGTGGCGGCGCACGCTGCGCAAGACGGCCGCGTGGATCAAGAGCCAGACGGCGAAGGAGGTCAGCGCGGCGACGCGCATTCCTCAGAAGGCGATCCGCCGACGCCTCTACTTTTTCCTGCGTTCGGCCGATACCGGCAAGGTGTGGCTCGGTCTGAACCCGATCGAGGCGCACCGCCTCGGCTCGGTCGTGAAGACGCGCAAAGGCATGCGCGCCGGCCGCACGTCGTTCGAGGGCGCATGGCGGCAGTCGAAGCGACAACCGGACGGGCCGATTTTCGAGCGCGTCGGGAAGGCACGGCTGCCGTACCGCATCGTGACGGTCGATTGGCATGAGACAGGCGACCCGGCGTTTCGCCGCGCGGCGAAGGCGTGCGAGCAGCGGCTCTTGACGATCCTGCGGCAAGAAGTGAACTACGAACTACAAAAGGTGATGGGACGTGCTCGATAACCTCAAATTGCTGCACGACGCGATCGTGAAGGGCCTGCGCGAAGCACTGCCGACGATCGAACGAATCGAAGCGTATCCGGAGATCGGTTCGCAGATTCCGACGCCGTTGATTGCGGTCGAACTGTCCGAAATGGAGCCGGGGCACGACGACGGAACGGGCTGCGTCTCGCTGATCGGTCGCATGCAAGCGCGCATCATCGTCGATCCGTACGGCGCGGGGCATGAGCTGCACGTGCGCGAGATTGCCGCGCGCGTCGCGCTCGCGGTTCACATGCAGACGTGGGGCTTGCCGATCGCGCCCGGCAGGGTGGTTCAGGTTGGCGAAGACCCGTTTCGCCCCCAGCTCGATACGTACCTCGTGTGGCTCGTCGAATGGACGCACGAATTCGGGATCGGCGGTGAGCTGGAGGAGATTCCGGACGGTAGCACGCTTGTATGGGGTGTCGACCCGGAAACGGGGCCGGGCAACGAAGGCAGCTATTGGGACCCGGCGCAGGACGTACCGGCCGATTACGCGGAGTAACGATGCTCGAGTATGAAATCGGCGAGATCGACCGGCGGCTCGCGTGCCTCGTGCAGCAAGGCACGGTCGAGGCGGTGTCGTACGACCCGCCGCGATGCCGCGTGCGCGTCGGCGATTGGGTTAGTGACTGGTTGCCGTGGTTCACGGTCGCGGCGGGCGCGGTGCGCTTCTGGCGCCCGCCGTCCGAAGGCGAGCAGGCGTCGGTCTTCTCGTCGTCCGGCGAGTTGTCGAGCGCGTACGCGGTGCCGGGCTACTACGCGGAGCAGCACGGTGGGGCAGCACGACGCAGCCCGAACGAAACGGCGTTCGATTTTCCGGATGGGGCGTCGCAGGTCTATGACCACGCGTCGCACGAGTACCGGATTGACGTGCCGGCGGGCGGGCGCATCGTGTTCCGCATCGGCGACACCGAGCTGGAGCTACGCGCGGACGGCGTGACGTTGCGCACCGAGAAACTGCTCGGCGACGTTCCCGATTCGACGTTCACGGGCAACACGACGACCGAGCAGCGCCTGACGTTCAACGGCGGCATGCAGGGCCGGGCAGGCACGAACGGCGGCCCGGCAGTCGAAGTCGACGGCGGCGCTCGCTATACGGCCGACGTCGAGATCGGCGGCAAGTCGTTCCTTGGGCACAGCCACATGGAGCAAGGTGACGGAGCGCCCGTGTCGCCGCCGCTGTAACCGGTCGGTCTTCCAAGTCACTTTGCCCCGCATCGCGGGGCTTCGTTTTTTTGGAGTCAGCAGATGGCAAAAGACGTTCCGCGAGCGCTCGCACCGACGAGCGCGACGTTTCTCGATGCGCGTTTTCGCAGTCGTGTCGTCGTGTTTCCCGACAGCTCGGTGCTGCACGTGGTCAACGGCGAGGCGGTGGCGAAGACGGCGGCGCATGTCGAATATCTCGACGCGCATCCGGACTTCAATCGGCTTGAGGGGCGCGTATGACCGTCGCGGGGGAACTGGTCGGCATGAACCGATGGACCGGCGCACCGCTCAGGGGCCTCGCGCACCTGAAGCAGAGCATCGGCGACATCCTCGGCACGCGCCGGGGCACGCGTCGCGAGCGGCCGGAGTACGGCTCGGACATCCCGGCGATGGTCGACCTGCCGATCACGCGCGGGTGGATCTCGTCGGCGCAGGCCGAGGCTGCCCGCGCGATCGGCCGATGGGAACCGCGCATCAAGCTCGATCGCGTGGTCGCGCTTGCGGTCGTCGATGGGCGCGTGACGTTCGAGATTCGCGGCGAGGTTGACGGCAAGGCGGAAATCTTCGAGGTGACGGCATGACGATGATCGATTTGTCGCTGCTCGATCCGCCCGATCTGGTCGAGACGCTCGATTTCGAAACGGCGTATCAGATGAAGCTCGCGTACTTCAAGCGCATCTATCCGGACTGGAGCGCGGCGCTCGAATCCGATCCGGTCGTCAAGCTGATCGAGCTGGCGGCATACGACGAGATCCGATCGCGCGCACGCTTCAACGATGCTGCGCGGGCGACCATGCTCGCGTACGCGACCGGCGCGGATCTCGAACACGTCGCGGTTCTGATGGGCGTCGAGAAAGCGCTCGTCGATCCAGGCGATCCGGATGCGACGCCGCCGCGCGCGCCGGTCTACGAACGCGACGAGCGGTTCCGACTGCGCACGCAACTGGCGATCGAGACGTCGACCGACGCGGGGCCGATCGACGCCTATCGTAAGCACGCGCTCGACGTGTCGCCGGAGGTGCTCGACGTGCAAGTCGATCGTCCGGAGCCGGGCACGGTTCGCGTGACGATCATGTCGCAGTCGCACGGGGGTGTCGCGGACGAGGCGTTGCTCGGGAAGGTGCGCGCCGCATTGTCCGCCGAAGACGTGCGGCCGTTGACCGACACGGTGCTCGTCGTGCCGGCCCGGCCGGTTGCATTCGTGATCGAGGCGGACGTCTACGTGGGGCGCGGCCCGGACCCAGCCGTCGTGCTGGCCGAGCGTCGGCGCGATCTCGACGCCGCGATCGACGCGGCACGCCGGCTCAAGCTCGGGATGGCGCGCTCGGCGATCGCGGGCGCGCTTCATCCGCGCGGCAGCAGCGTCGCGCGCGTCGACCTGAAAGCCCCGTTGGGCGACGTCACGTGTAACGGGCAAGAGTTCGCCGATTGCACGTCCGTCGTCCTGAATCTGAAGGTGCTCGATGAGTGAGCGTCTATTGCCGTTGAATCAGACGCCGCTCGAAGCCGCGCTCGCGCGCGTGCTGCGGCCGAGCGTCGATCCGGAGATCCTTCGCACGCTGATGGACGTCGATCGATGCCCGGCCGCGTTCCTGCCGTGGCTCGCATGGTCCGTCGCCGTCGACGGGTGGGAACTGGCCGAGTCGGACGACGCGCGGCGTGCGTTGATCAAGGGATCGTTGGCGTTGCATCGCAGGAAGGGCACGCCGTGGGCCGTCCGCGAAATCGTTCGACGGCTCGGCTTCGGCGAAATCGAGATACAGGAAGGGCGGGTCGCGAAGCGTCGCGACGGCACGGCGCTGCGGGACGGCAACTACGTTCACGGCCGCGCGAGCGCGTGGGCCGAGTACATCGTGAAGCTGAAGCGGCCGATCACGCGCGATCAAGGGCAGGCGCTGGTGCGCGCGATCGAGCGCTACGCGCCCGCGCGCAGTCAACTGGTCAAGCTGGATTACTCGGCGGTCGCGATCCGCCACAACGGTACGGCCGTCCGCAACGGCCAATATTCACGGGGAGTGGTGGCAGCATGGCAAACCTGAAGGAACGTGCTCAATGGGAAGAGGGCGTCTATCAGCTGGAGACATCGGACCCGGTGATGGGCGGTCCGGACGGGATCGACAACGTGCAAGCGAAACAGCTTGCCAATCGAACGCTCTATCTGAAGGGGGCGATCGAGCAGCAGGACAGCGACAAGGTATCGAAGACTGGCGACGCGATGACAGGCGCGTTGCTCGGCAAGGTCGGATCGGGTGCCGGCAGCAATGCCGGATTCGGCTTTGACGGCGACCCCGACACGGGGCTCTTCTCGCCGAAGGCGGGCGTGCTCCAAGTGACTTTGAAGGGGGTGCCGGCAGCCGAATGGTCGCTCGACGCGACCGGTCAGCGGAAGATGCGCACGTCGGTCGCGGCGTCGTTCGACAACGGCGTGCGTGCCGGGCTCGATCACGGCGACGGCGGGCAGTTCCGCGCAGTCTGCGACGGCTACGGCGCGTTCATCCGCAACGACGGATGGAGCGTGTATCTCCTGTCGACGCCGAAGGGCGTCCCGGACGGCGGGTTCAACGACTATCGGCCGTTCTCGTGGTCACTGTCGACGGGGCAGGTCATCATCGACGGAAACGGATCGGGCGCGGTCTTCGGTGGCACCGTGAACATCGCCCACGATCTCGAAGTCGGACGGAACGCAAACGAAGGGCATATCAAGCTCGGTCCGGCCGACGGGTACCTCTACGCGAACCAGCTCAGCACCGGCTGGTGGTCGGCGACGGGATCGTCGTATCAATACATGTTTGCTGACCACACGTTCCGCATCGATGGCCGGATCGCGTGGCACGAAGGCAACCTCACGCCGCTCGACTTGAACACGGGCGGCACGCTCAAGGGCGACCTGACGTGCGAGCCGGGCACGCGCATCGTATTGGCCGAGGGCAGCGTCACCACACCATCGCTCGCTTTCGGCAACGACGGAGCGCCAGATACTGGTCTCTATCACCTCGCGGACGGCGTATTCGGCGTCACTTGCAATACGAATTCGGTGTTGCGCTTCACGCCGACGCTTGCTGTGTTCGATCAACCCGTGACGGGGCCGACGCCGCCGTCGGGGGATCGTTCGACGCGTCTCGCGACGACGCAATGGGTTGCCGATGCGATTTCAACGGCGTCCGTCGGACAGATCGTCTTCGAGATGCGCACGAGCGCGCGGGCCGGCTATCTGAAGTGCAACGGCGCGGTGCTCAAGCGCGCGGATTATCCGGCGCTGTGGGCATACGCGCAGGCAAGCGGCGCACTCGTCGCCGAGAAGGACTGGTCGACCGGCAATTGGGGCTGCTATTCGGACGGTGACGGCGCGGCGACGTTCCGGATTCCCGAACTGCGCGGCGAGTTCATGCGCTGTTGGGACGACGGACGCGGATTCGATGTCGATCGCAGAATCGGGACGTCACAGGACAGCCAGAATCGCTCGCACGCGCACGCAGCCTCGACGGATGAGGCACCGGATCACGTTCACACGGCGTGGACCGACGCGCAGGGTAACCACAGTCACGGCGGGGCGACGCAGTGGAGCGGGGATCACGTCCACACTGCGCCGGGCGCGCCCGGTAGCGGGCAGGGCTATCCGGGCCTGAATTCCGTTCAGCAGAGTGCGGGCGAGTCCCGCACGAGCGTTGCCGGCGGGCACAGCCACGCGATCGCGACGGACGGCGGTCACGGCCATAACGTCGGCATCGGCGGCGGCGGCCGTCATCGACACACGGTCAGCGTCACGGCTGACGGCGGTAACGAATCCAGACCGCGCAACGTCGCCGTGATGGCGATGCTTCGCGCCTACTGACAAGGGAGAAAACATGCTCTGCAATCAATACGACAACGCGACGGGCCAATACGTCGTCAGCTTTCTGGCGGACATCGATCCGCTCAATTCGAAGCGCTGGCTCGTGCCGGCGTTCTGCACGGCCGAGCCGCTGCCCGAGCGCCCGCCGCTCACGTGGCCGTTCTGGAAAGACGGCAAATGGGCGCTGCTGCCCGACTATCGCGGCGTGCGTCTGTACCGCACCGACAGCGGGTCGCCGGCCGAGATCACGCGCTCAGGCGTGAAGCCGGAAGACGTCGGCCTGACCGAGACACCGCGCCCGTCCGACGAGCACGTCTGGCGCGATGGCGCGTGGCGCGTCGACGAGCAGATCGTCGCGCGCAAGCAGCGCGAGGCGGCGATGAACGACTTCACGTCGCGCATGGAGAAGGCGCGCACGAAGAATCGCGGCAAGGCTGACGCGCTCGCGGCGGGGCAGCTCGATCCGTTCGAGCGCGCGCTCTTCGAGGCGTGGGCCGCGTATCAGATGGCGCTCGTGCGCATTGTCGAGTCGGCCGAGTTCCCGGCGTCGCACGTGTGGCCGGACGAGCCGGACGAGGCGGCGATCCGGATCGCCGTCGAGGAGAAACAGCGGGTCGAAGAGGAGAAGCTGCGGGCGGAAGAACAGGCGGCGGCCAGTCAGGCCGCTGAGGAATCCGCGTCGTCCGACACGTCGCAGTAACCGCCACTCGCTCGTCATCGAAGCCGCTCACCCGAGCGGCTTTTTTCATTTCTGGAGACCTGAATGGGTGCTACCTCGTTTTATCACGGCGTCACGACGACGATCGTCGACGTCGGCCCGCGCACGATCGCGGTGCCGTCGTCGTCGGTGGTCGGCCTCGTCGACACGTACGCGCCGGGCGCGGATCTCGTGCAACCGGACGTGCCGGTGCGGCTCACGAACGAGCACGACGCGGCGCAGGCGTTCGGCGAGCACAGCGCCGTCGCGCGAGCCGCGCGCGCGATCTTCGCGCAGAGCAAGGCGGCGATCGTCGCGGTCGGCGTCGAGAAGCAGGGCGACGCCGCGCAGCTCGCGTCGGACGTGATTGGCGGCGTCTCGGCGGCCGGCAAGCGAACCGGCCTGCAAGCGCTGCTCGACGGCAAATCGCTGTTCAACCTGCAACCGCGCCTGCTGATCGCGCCGGGCCACACGTCGAAGCAGGCCGTCGCGACGGCCGCTGACGCGCTCGCGAACAAGCTGCGCGCGATCGCGATTCTCGACGGCCCGAACACGGACGACGAGGCGGCGATCGCGTACGCAAAAAACTTCGGCAGCAAGCGGCTGTATCTGGTCGATCCGGGCGTGCGTTACTGGGACACGGGCGCGAACGTCGACACCGACGCGCCGGCGTCCGCGTATGCGGCCGGCATGTTCTGCCAGACGGATGCGGCGATCGGCTTCTGGGCGTCGCCGTCGAACAAGGAAATCGTCGGCATCACGGGCACGAGCCGGCCGATCGAGTTTCTCGACGGCGACGAGACGTGCCGCGCGAACCTGCTGAACAACGCGTTCGTCACGACGATCATCCGCGACGGCGGTTTTAGGCTGTGGGGCAACCGCACGCTGTCGGCCGATCCGAAATGGACGTTCGTCACGCGCGTGCGCACGCTCGACATCGTGATGGACGCGGTGCAGGCGGGCCACAAGTGGGCGGTCGACCGCGGCATCACGGCGACGTACGTGAAGGACGTCACGGAAGGGCTGCAAGCGTTCATGCGTGACCTTCGCACGCAGGGCGCGATTATCAATTTCGAAGTCTACGCGGATCCGCGCCTGAACAGCGCGAGCCAGCTCGAGCAGGGCAAGGTGTACTGGAACATCCGGTTCACCGACGTCCCGCCCGCCGAAAACCCGATCTTCCGCTTCGAGATCACGAATCAGTGGCTCACGGAAGTGCTCGATACCCAACAGTAAGAGGTGACGCGTGATTCCGGAAACCCTATTCAATCTCGCGATGTACGTCGACGGGCGCGGCTTCGTCGGCCGCACGACCGAGGTGACGCCGCCGAAGCTGAAGATCAAGACGGACGACTTCCGCGCGGGCGGCATGGACGCCGCCGTCAAGACGGATCAAGGCATGGAGGCGCTCGAAGCGTCGTTCGCGATGTCGACGCTGGAGCGCGACGTGCTGAAGTTCTTCGGCATCGCGGACGGCACCGCGTTCAACGCCGCGTTTCGCGGGTCGTTTCGCGACATCAAGGGCGGCAGCAAGGCCGTCGCGGTTCACATGCGCGGCATGCTGACCGAGGTCGATTCCGGCTCGTGGAAGCCGGGCGAGAAGGCGGAGATCAAATATGCCGTGTCGCTCAACTATTACAAGCTGGAGATCGCCGGCTCGGTCATGCATGAGATTGACGTGTTCGGCTTCGTGCGCGTGATCGACGGTGTCGACCAGCTCGCACAGGTGCGCCGCGATCTCGGCATGTAACGCGCGGCAAAGCAACTTTGAACCCAAGGGGCGCTCAGCGCCCCTTTTTACTTTGAGGAAACACGATGGACACGATCACGATCAAGCTCGACTACCCGATCACGCTCGACGGCGTGCTGCGCGACACGCTGACGATGCGCCGCCCGAAGGTGCGCGACGTACGCGGCGCGACCAAGCGCGCGCAGGACGACGACGAGCTGCGTGAAATCACGCTGTTCGCGATGCTCGCCGACGTCGCGCCCGACGAGCTGGAACAGATGGACATGGCCGATTACGTCGCGATGCAACGCGCGTACGACTCCTTTCGAACCCCTCGCCCGATTGCACGAAAAGACCGTCAAGGCGATGGCGAAGCGCCTGCTGCGCGAGTGTTCGATCAGTCCGCAAGCGATCGATGACCTGACGCTTGAAGAACTGGTGTGGTGGTTGACGGATTGACGTGACAGGGAGCGGAGATGGCACGCGAAATCGCGTTGGGGATCGTGATCGGCGGGGCGGTGTCCGCGACGTTCGGCAAGGCGATCTCCGACACGCAATCGAAGATCGTCGGGCTGCGCAAGACGGCCGCTGAAAAAGGCATGTGGCAGCGCCAGATCGGCGAGACGATCAAGTTACAGGATGAGTTTCGCCGCCTGCATCGCGCGGGCGACAGCGCGGCCGAGACGATCCGGCGCAAGCTGGACTCGAATCTGCGGACGTTGCGCGACGCCGGCATCGAGGTCGACCGGCTCGATCGCGCGTATGCGCGGCTCGGCCGCACCGCGCGCGGGCTCGAACTGCGCGCGATGGGGCACGAGCGCCTGAGCGGCGGCCGCGAGGCGATGCGAGGCGCGGTCGGCGATTCGATGAAGCTGACCGCCGCGATCGCGGTGCCGACGATGGTGTCGGCGCAGTATCAGGCGATCATCCGCGACATCGCGATCAAGGCGGGCATTGCGCGCACGGGCGAAGAGCGCGCGATGTCCGACCGGATTCGGCGCGATGCGTTGGCCAACGGGATGAGCCGCAACGAGCTGGCCGAGGCGGTCAATCAGATGGTCGCGGGCGGGATGGATCTCGACCGGGCGCTCGGCTTCGCGCCGGCGGTGGCGAAGTTCTCGATCGGCCAGGGCGCGACGAGCGTCGAGACGGCCAAAATGATTCAGGCGCTGGAGCAGAACGCGGACATCAAGGACCCGGCCGCGATGCTCAAGGCGCTGGAGGCGATCGCGTATCTCGGCAAGGAAGGCTCGTTCGAGTCGGTCGACATGGCTCGCTGGTTCCCGGTGCTGCTCGCGGAAATGAAGAAGATCGGCATCACGGGGCAGGACTCGGTGACGCAGCTGGGCGCGATGCTTCAGGTGCAGATGAAGACGGCGGGCAACCCCGACGAAGCCGCGAACAACCTGAAGAACTGGTTCTCGAAGATCGGCTCGGGCGAGACGAAGCGCAACTACGAGAAAGCCGGCGTCGACTACGAAGCGAAGATGAAGGAGGCGATCGGCAAGGGCTGGTCGACGCTCGAAGCGTCGTTCGTGCTCGCACGCGCGTACATCGAGCGGGTCGATCCGGCGAAGGCGAAGCAGTTGGCCGAGGCGGCGAAGTCGATCAACGCCGAGCTGGATCCGGAGAAGCGTCAGAAGCAGATCCGCGCGTTCGAAGAGACGATGAAGACGGGCGACCTGTTTACCGACATGCAGGTCAAGGCGGCGCTCACGGCGTACTTGCAGAACGCGGACATCTATCAAAAGATGAAGCGTAACGGCGCGGACATTTCCGGTCAGATCCAGAAAGACCTTGATGATCGCCGCGAGACATCCAAGCAGATCTGGAAAGAGGTCGTCGATCAGTGGGACGACGCCATGCGCAGCATCGGCGACGCGTTGCGGCCGGTGACGGATCTGGCGGGCGAGCAGGCGAAGAAAGCCGGCGCGAAGGTGCGCGACGTCGTCGATGCGTCGCCGCGCGCGGCGGCGGCCGTCATCGGCGTCGCGGGGGCGGCGATCGCGTATCGCGGCGCGCGTGCGGCGTGGTCGATCGGTCGCGGCGTGCTCGACGTCGCGCGCGGCGCGCGGATGGCGCGGGGTGGCGGTGGCAAGGGCGGCAAGGGGGCGAAGCCGGGACGCGGCGGTCAGGCGCTCGATGCGCTCGGGGCGGCCAATGGCGTGCAGCGCGTGTTCGTCGTCAACCTGCCCAGCGGTGGCATAGGCGGCGGCTCTGTCGGCGATCTGATCGAGGGTGCGGCGGGCGCGGCGAGCGGCAAGGCAGGCCGGGGCGGACACTTCGGACGGCTCGGCCGTGCGCTGGGCGGACTCGCCGGCCGCGCGCTGCCGTACGCGGGGAAGATTGCGCTCGCCGGGACGGTGCTGAAGATCGGGCTCGCGGCGAAGGATGCGTACGCGGTCGCGGCCGGCGACGATCCACGGGCGCGGAAGGCCGAGAACTTCGCGGGCATCGGCGGCAGTCTCGCGGGCGGTGTCGTCGGTGCGAAGCTCGGCGCGGCGATCGGCGCGTTCGGCGGGCCAATTGGCGCTGCGATCGGCGGCGTCGCGGGCGGGGCGATCGGCACCTTCGCCGGTCAGAAGCTGCTCGGGGCGCTCACGCGATGGACGTTCCAGCATCGCGGCGACACGCCTGACGCCGCACGCGCGGTCGCGAACGCGAAGGCGCTCGTCGAGCCCGGCGTCGCCGAACGGCGCGCGTTCAAGGTCGAGCAGCAAAACAGCTTTGCGCCGGTCTTCAATATCAAATTGGAGGGCGGCAGCGATCTGGCGATGGCTGACCGGCTGCTCGCGCGGATCAATCCGCAGATCCAGCGGGCGATGACCCAATCAATGAACAACAACAACCGGTCGGCGTTGTTCGATGCGCCGCACCTGTAGGAGGGACGATGGATTTCGTGAAGAGCATCACGCAGGCGGCGACGCAGGCCAGCATCGCGGCCGAGCGCGCGCAGCACGTGAGCCGCGTCTACGAGCGCAATCGCGCGGCGAGCCAGAACACGGTCGACACGTTGACGAAGCTCGCGACGGGCAACCTGACGTCGGCCGCCGAGCTGCTGAACGGCGCGAGCAGTGCGCTGTCGGTCGCAACCGATCTGAGCCCGAAGGTGGGCGAGGTGACGCGCGGGTTTCGCGCGACGGCCGGCGCGGTCGGCAGCGTGCTTCGGATCGCGAACGCCTCGAACCATCCGCAGATCCACGCGGCGGCGCAATCCGTGACGACGGCGCTGAAGGGCGCTGAAACGCAGTTCGCCGCCGTCGTCGGCTCCGATAACGCGAAGGCCGTGAAATCCGTGTTGCAGGCGACCGGGCTCGGCGCGGCGTTCGATGCGTTGGGCGGCGACGCTTCGTCGGCTACCCCTCATCTGCTGACGCTGACGACCGATGAGGGACGGCGCTTCAACTTCGGGCTGTCGACGGCCGCGTTCGACAAGCTGCGGCGCACGACGCGCTACAAGGTCGCGTCGCAAGAGCGCCTGAACCGCCCGGAAGCGTTGCAGGCGGTGAGCCAAGGCGGCGAAACGATCGTGCTGTCCGGCGTCGTGTTTCCGGCGCTCGGGGCCGGCGCGCGCCAGCTGGAGGCGTTGCGCGCGATCGGCGGGCGGATGAAGCCGGTGCAGCTCACGGGCGGCACGGGCGACGTGTTCGGGCGGTGGTATCTGCAATCGATCGAGGAAGAACAGGAGGCGCTCATGTCGGACGGAGCGCCGCGCAAGCAAACCTTCAGTCTGGAGTTTGGCCGTTATGGCGAGGACTTTAAGAACATCTGACGGCGACGTGCTCGACACGCTCTGCTATGCCGCCTACGGCACGCTGAGCGGGACCGTCGAAGCCGTCTACGAGGCGAATCCGGGCCTCGCGCGCGAACCGCAGCCGTTCCGCTCGGGCGTGCTGATCACGTTGCCGGATCTCGACGCACCGCGCGATGAGCCGATTCAGCTTTGGTCGTGAGGGCGAGCGATGCAGGCGATATTCCAGATCATCGCGAACGGCGCGGACATCACGCGCACGATTCAGGATCGCGTGCTGCGGATCAGGACGACGGACAAGCCCGGCCTCGAGGCGGACGAATGCGAGATCGAGCTCGACGACCGCGACGGCGTGATCCGCTTCCCGCCGAAGGGCGCGACGCTGAAGATCTCGCTCGGTTGGGAAGGGCAAGGGCTGTCGATGCTCGGCGAGTACGCGATCGACGAGATCGTGTTACGCGGGCCGCCTGCGACGTTGGCGATCCGGGGCCGGCCGGCGAACCTGCGGGCGACGTCGAAGACGCACCGTTACGGCAGTTGGTCGAACGCGAAGCTCGCCGACGTCGTCGGCGACATCGCGCGCCGCAACAAGTGGGCGGCCGCGTGCTCGATCGACGTGGTCGTGCCGCGTGCGGATCAGTTCGGCGAAAGCGATCTGCACTTCGTCACGCGGATCGCGCGGCAATACGGGGCGACGGCGACCGTGAAGGCCGGCAAGCTGATCGTCACGCCGATCGGCGGCGGCAAGAGCGCGAGCGGCAAGGTGCTGCCGGCGCTCGTGCTTGCGCCCGATCAGTTGATCGACTACGAGATTGCGTTTCCGGATCGCGCGAGCTTCGCGGCCGTGCGCACGAAGGTGCATGACGCGAAGTCGGGCAAGAAGATCGATCTCGTGATCCCGAATCCGGATGCGCCGCCCGGTGCGGCGGCTGTCCACACCGAGCGGCACGCGTTCGCGAGCCCGCAGGCGGCGAAGGCCGCGGCGTCCGCGCGTCTGGCGAAGCTGAACCGGCACACGGCCACGAGCCGCTTGCGGATGCTCGGCCGCGCCGACGTGTCGGCGGAGAAGACGGTGACGCTGAAGGGCTTCAAGCGCGACGCGGACGGCGATTTCCTCGTCGAGTCGGTGACGCACGAATACGCCGGCCGCAGTTGGGAGACGGAAGTCGTGCTCAACGCCGGCAACAAGGGTAAGGCGAAGGCCGGACACGGCAAGAAGCAGGCGAAGAAGATCAATCTCGTTATTCCCGCGCCGCAGCCGTAACGCGGACGCAGGGCATACAGCAGAGCCGCTCACGGGCAACCGGAGCGGCTCTTTCTATTTGTGGAGTCAATCACTGTGAAAAGCGAAATTGCGGCGAGCGCTGCGAAGAGCGCCCCGCCGGTTGCGTCGTCACTGTGGCTGTGGGCGTCGGGACACGACGCGAACTGGTGGGCGTCGCTGCTCGTGTCGATTCTGACGGGCGGCTACATCTGCCTTCAGTGCTACTACCTGATCAAGAACAAGGGGCGTCGAGGTGGCAAGCATGGTTAAGGTGCCGAAGAAGACGCTTGCCGGCGTCGTCGGCGCGATCGCGGCGGGTGTGCTGACGGTGGTCGTGCCGAAGTTCGAGGGCGTCAAGCTGGTGGGCTATCTCGACCCGGTCGGCATCCCGACGAAATGCATGGGCGACACGCGCGACGTCGTCGTCGGCAAGGCGTACAGCGAGGCCGAGTGCCGCGCAGCACTCGAAACGCAACTGATTGCGCACGCCGAACCCGTGCTGCGTTGCACGCCGGGGCTGAAGGATCGTCCGTATCAGCTCGCGGCGGCCGTGAGCTTTGCATACAACGTCGGCGCGAATGCCTACTGCGCCAGCACGACGGCGAAGCGCTTCAACGTGGGCGACCTGCGCGGCGCATGCCGCGCGATCAACGAGTCCGACGACGGTCGCCCGCAATGGGTGACGGCGCGGGGCCGGGAGATGCCCGGCTTGGTGAAGCGGCGCGCGGAAGAGCGCGCGATCTGTGAGCGGGGACTGTGATGCCGAAAGCAACTCCGTATCTGTTGGCCGCGCTGCTTGGCATGGCGGCCGGCGCTGGCGTCGAGCACCTGATCGGCGCACGCCGGCTTGCCGACGAGCAGGCCGCGCGAGCGCTCGACGCACAACGGCACGCCGAAGCGCTGGGCGCGATCTCGCGTGCCGCGCTCGACGCCGAGCAGCGTGCGATCGCCGCGCACGATGCGGCGGCGTCGGCGGTGGCCGCCGTCGACCAACGAACCACGAAGGAGAGGAACGAGCATGAAGCCGAGAATCGCAGCCTGCGGGCTGCTCTTGCCGCTGGCACTGAGCGGCTGCGCGTCGCCGTCCGAAGCTGCACGGCAGCCGATCGCGACGGCATGTCCGGCGCTTCCAGCGCCGCCGGCGTGGGCGATGGTGCCGCCGCCTATGCTGACGTCGACCCAGCGGTTGCGGAGCGCGTTTTCGGCGTCGTCGGAGACGATCAACGCGAGATCGACAAACTGACGGCCCTACAGGGCTACGTGTGTGCAGTCCGTCCCGAAACGCCGGGCTGCGACCAGAAGTAACGAGAAACAGGGCGACCGGCGCGCGTGCGGGAACACGCATGCCGGTCGCCTTTCCACTGTCTGTGCCAGTGAATCGGCCAAGGCCCTGCTACCTACCGGTAGGCGGGCCGGATTCTACACCAAGTTTAAAAACGGCTTTCACCATGGCAAATCCGATTATTCCGTGGATCGGCGGCAAGCGCCGCCTTGCAGATCACATCATTCCGCGCTTTCCGAAGCACGATTGCTACGTCGAAGTGTTTGCGGGCGGGGCTGCGCTTTACTTCATGCGACCGCCGGCCAAGGTCGAGGTGATCAACGACATCAACGGCGAGCTGGTGAACCTGTATCGCGTCGTGCAGCACCACCTCGAAGAGTTCGTGCGTCAGTTCAAATGGGCGCTGACGAGCCGGCAGGTGTTCGAATGGCTCAAGCACACGGTCCCGGAAACGCTCACCGATATCCAGCGTGCGGCACGGTTCTACTACCTTCAGAAAAGTTGCTTTGGCGGGAAGCTCGAAGGGCAGACGTTCGGGACACGGACAGAGCATCCGCCTGGGTTGAATCTGCTGCGCATCGAGGAGGAGCTATCGGCGGCGCACATTCGCCTTGCGAATGCGTACATCGAGCGGCTCGATTGGGCGACCTGCATCGATCGTTACGATCGGCCGCATACGCTGTTCTATCTCGATCCGCCGTACTTCGAAACCGAAGGGTACGGCGTCGCGTTTCCGTTCGTGGAATACGAGAAGATGGCCGAGCGGCTGCGGTCGATCAAGGGGCGCGCGATCGTCAGCCTCAACGACCATCCCGAGATCCGGCGCGTGTTTGCAGACTTCCACATTGAGAGCGTGCCGATTCAGTACACGATAGGCGGAGGGAAGGGCGTCGAGCGGCGCGAGCTGATCATTTTCAGTTGGGACGATTCAGCCGAGCCGGCCGGATTGTTTTGACGCGTGCAGCCGGCGCGGCAATCGCGCCGGCTGGCTCAGATATCGACGTAGGCGGGGAGCAGGTCTTGATCGACGAGCCGGATCTCGATGCGGTTCGCGATCGCGACGTGCTCGGGATTGTCGATCGAGAACGGGGCGTCCGTGACGCTGACGATGATCGTGCCGGTCTGTTTGCCTTTGGCGGGTACGGGAATCAGCGCTCGGGCCTCGGGAACCTGCTGTTGCGTAATAACCTTCGGCAAGTAGAGCATCCAGCCGACGCCGGGTTTGTCATCGAACACCTTCTTCTCGAAATACTCGATCGGTGCGACCGAAACGACGGCGGGAGTGTAGGTCGCTACCAGCAAAGAAACGATGCCCTGAATGGCTGCGAGCGGTGCCAGTCCCGTTTCCGCGTCACGTGGCTTGGGCGGATCGATTGCTACCTCGGACGGTAGCGGGCCGGTATCGATAGAGAGCTTCAACGTCGCGCCATCGGTCGGGTTGTTATGCCCGTTCCATAACCCGACTACCTTTGCGCGATTCCGTTTGCCTTGATACTTGGTTTTGAGTACCGCTAACAGCGCGGTCGAAGGTGCGCCCGAGGCTTCGAAGGCGGGGTAGAGCAGTGCCTCTTCCTCGGTAGATCCCGTCAAGTACCACTGGCCGAGTCGGTCGTCTTTGCCCGATAGTGCCTCGATAACGGACCACAACCGTACAAGATGCGCCTCGAAATTGCCTGGCTCGGCAAAATCGGGGGCATCGCGAAACAGGGTGACAATTTGCATGTTCGTCGTCATGGTTGATAGACAGATTGCACGCGAGCGCTGGTCAGCGTCGGCAGCATGTACGTGCGTGCCTTCGGAGTTGCGAAGTACCACATCAGCCGCGCCGGCGGATTCGAATTGACGACTATCGATTGATTCAAAATCTGCTCGCTCATATCGAAGAAACCCGCGAAGAAGCGCTTCGGTCGGCCGTCGGTGTCGATGAACTGATCGTAGTTGCCCTTGGTTTCTTGCAGCAAGCACTCGTCCGGCTTGAAACCGTCGAAATCGATCCCAAGCCACTGCCACTCGTCGCTCCAACGGCAATACTCTACGTCGAATGCGAATCCCGTAATGCGGGCCTGATAGCGATAAGACGGCCAGTTGACGCCGTGATTGCGACGAATTTTCACTCCCCCCTCTGGCGGACATTTCTTGCAGCTTTCGCCGGTGCGCGGCAATGCCCGCACATCCGGCGTCGCCTTGCTGTCTTCCTTCGGCGTATCACCCGACAGACTCGCCGTTCCCGCCACCGTCGCCCCGCCCAACAAGGCGACGCCAGCGCGCGCCAAGATCGGTCCAAGCTCCACCGCCGCCGCTTCTATCACCGGAAACACCAATCCCGCCATGTTCCAGCCCTCCGTCCGGATGTTCGATGCGCCATTTGATGACGCGCAGATAATCATGAAAACGCGCGTCGGCCGAGCGGCCGGGGCGCGTGAGCCAAGCCTTCGTCGCGGGCTTCTCGTAGAAGCTCGGCGCGTACGCCTCGAGCCTCAGGAACGCGACGATGTTCTCGTCCTGCTCGATGCCGAATGCGCGCGCGGCGCGATATGCGGTCCAGAGCCGGGACGACAGGCCGCCGTCATCGGCAAACGCCGGATTCTCCTTCACGAGATCCTGCCGAACGCGTTCGACGAAGCCGCGCTCGTCGATCTCCGCCAGTCCGGCGACCTGTTCCGTGGTCAGTTCAAGCATGCGGATGCACTCCGGTCAGCCGCCCGTCGACCTCGACGAGCCAGTCGTACGTCGCGACGAAGAATTGCGTGCGCTGCGCGTCGCTCATCACGCGCGCGATGTCGGGCAGGATGCGCGCGTCATAGAAGCGGAACAGCGCCGTGCGGCCGTCCGGGAGCCGCACGTCGAGGCGCTCGCGCAATTCGGCGGCCAGCCGCTCGAACGGATACGCGCTGACGAGCCACGACATGCCGACCGGCCCGGCCGCCAGCTCGGCGAGCACGCGCCGGATCGGCCCCGGCGCGAGCGCGTAGTCGATCAGCCAAGGGCCGTGATCGGCGAGCGACGCGTCGGGCGTGCCGTCGAAAAGCGCGATCGAGTAGTTCGCGCGGCGCAGCGGCGGGGCGTCCGAGGCTTCGGCGAAGAGCAGCGCGTCGATCACCGCGAAGAGTCGCACGGGCAGCGTGATTTGCTGGCGGCGCATCTCGAAATGCGCTTCGATGGCCGGCGGCGTCATAGTCATCCGCGCGCGACCATCGTCGCGGCGTTCTTGGCCGCCGCCTTCAGGCATTCGAGGCAAAGGGTGGGGGATGGGGCGACAGCAGCAACCGCTGCGACGGCCGATCCGCCGGGCGAGCCGCCGTCCCCGCGTTCGCCCGCGCCGATATCGTCGATCGTCCCGGTTCCCTGCGACGCGATCAGCTCCGCGCCGCAGGCCGTGCGCATGCCCTCGACGGCGGTGTCGCGATCGGCGATCGTGTGCGGGTAGCGGCGGCCGAGCAGATCGGGAAGGATCGGGAAGATGCCTTTGCAGCGCGGGCAAATCACCTTGTGGCCGACGCCGGCGACGCCGCGCCCGTCGAGCGTGAAGGTCGGCGAGCCTTCGATTACCTTGCCGCCGTGCGTCGTCGTGTCGCCGACGCGGATGATCGCGCGCTTTGCCACTTGGCCCTCTCGTGTCAATTTGCGTGCGAATTTACCATCGAGCGCGGCAGATGCGGTTGTTACGGTTGTGCAGCCACGACACCTGTCAGTTCTGTCAGTTGTGCGGCATCTCGCGTCGGCATGTCCTCCTCGTCGTCGGACGTCAATAAGGCGTGGTGTTTGGCGGCCGCGAGCGGATCGCTGAATTCGTCATGAATCGAGTGGGCATCCCATAGAAGCGTAATCCAGCGATCCCGAACTCGATAGACGCCGATCGACCATCCGCTCTTGTGCGTATAGCCGTATAAGCTGACGGCGGTCCAGCCGAACTCACGAAGTTCATCGTCGTCATCACATCATCCTCGCGCGCTGCATCTCCCGTCGGAGGAGATGGCGCAGCTTCTGAAAGTGTCCTTGCGGGCCTCCGAACGGCCCCTTGTCGAACACCTCTTGGTCGACCCTGCCGAACCATGTCTTGATTTCATTGAGGGACTTTCGGAGCATCACGATCTCAAGAAGCAGACAACGGACCTCCGGATCGGTGTGCGTGCGCCACATGGCGCGCAGTTCCTCGGTATTCGGCGCGTCGAATTCAGGCATGGAGGCTTTGTACCTGAAACGCGCATCCCGAAGCGGTACGCGGTTGCGGTCGATCTTCGTGTGTTCTAACGGCGCAGCGTGCAGGAGACCGGACGCACGCGGCTCTTCGTCAACCCATGCCTCGAATTCTTCGTGTGTCAATTCGATCGGGGTGCGCAGCACTTCCCGGCTTCCTGCGAAGCCGTACTCCCAAATGTACGCCCAGCGAGGTTTCAT